GAAAGGTCGCCAGACAGGCCAGACACGTCGATTTCGTTTTCACCCCCGCTTTCGATGGTCGACGCCAGCGTGGTGTTCATCGGGATTTTTGCCTGGACGATCCCGTTCGATTCGTCTTCGATCAGCAGGGCGGACGGGTCCGGCGTCGTGTCGATCCGCATCGACACCTGGTCAGCGCCTTCATCACCGAAGACGGTTTTCGCGCCGTCTGTGATTCGCGTCAGGCTGTCGATGATCGTTTCCTTCAGGTATTTTCTGGTAGCCATGTTACGTATGTGCGATTGTGTATGCGGTCATCTGAACGTCGTTTCCAGGCCCTGGGTCAGCGTCCCATGTCAGCGTCAGCGTGATGTCGAAGGCCCCCTGGTCCCAGTCCCACGTCTTCGAAACCTGCGTGTTCCATCCGTAATTCGCGTTGAAGGTCGCCGGGTCAGCAGGGGCGACGATCACCGACAGCGCCTGGGTCTGTGACCGCCCGACGTTGTCGATGGTCGGTTCGGCCGCAGGGTCGCCGCCGCCGGATGCGGTGAAATCGGTTGTTTCGATGATCCGCTGGGGCGGTGTGTTCGGTCGCCGCTGTTCCAGATGGCCAGGAAGGACTTCTGTCGCGGCCGCGCCGACGAACAGTTCGGCCAGAATCACGACATCCTGCCCATCCATATCAGGCGGCGGGGGCTGGTAAAACTGAAACGTGTCGGCAGTTGGCTGATCGTCCGGGACAGGTCCGGGCGTCCCCTTTTCGACACCTGCGGAACCGCTGTCGTCCAAATAGACGACATCACGCCGCGGGTCGGACGGGTCTGCGGCGTCGATGCGGATGTCCTGCTGACTGACATCGACAGGGACCCAGTCAGCCCACGCCTGGCCTGCCGCCACCTGAAGGGTGTCTGGCGCGTCCAGGTCGCCCGAATTGACCGATACGGTACAGCCGTTGTCGACACCATATCCCCGGTGTGACTTTGCGTTCTGGTTCAGGTACAGCGCCTGGACCGACTGTTCGTTCTGAACTTCTTCTGCTGTCATGTTATGTTCCTAATTCGGCTTCGAGAGCGGTTTTGGTCGGATACTGATGCGTTGTCGCCAGGAAGGTCACTTCGGCTTCGATCCGGGCGATGTCTGGGATGTTGTCCGTGGGATCGTCGTAACTGTCCAGCAGGACCCACAGCCCCGGCGTCTGCCGGGCGGATAGGTATCCGCTGGGTTTCAGGGCCACGACGATGGACGGGACTGTCGCGTCGTCCGGCAGGCGTTCGCGGTATTTCACGGTCCCGTCGATGGTCTGGTTCGTGGCCGCCCGCCCGGCGTACCGGCAGTATTCACGGGTTTCGCGGTATCGGATGCGATGGCCCCGAAGGTGTCCCGTGGCCCCGCCATACGTCCCGCCGTCATCACCCCCGAAGGTCCCCCCAGACGCGCCGCCGAACGTCATCCCTGGTTCATCGACCGCGTCGGTGTTCCGGTCATCCCAGTATTCCAGTTCCAGCGTCATGGACGCGCCAGGATACAGCTCCGGCATATCCGCGTTGATGGCGTTTACAAGTATTCCGCCATCGTCCCGCGTGGCCGCGAACCGCCATTCGACGCGGGTCATCGGCCCACCCCTGTCGCGTTCTGCCGTTCAGCGCGACGGTTCTGATTCCGTTCCCGGCGGTCCTGTTCTTCCGACGTGAAGCGCCGGATCAGGTCGGCCAGCGGGCTGTCGCCCTTCACGTCCAGCGTCATCCGCTGTTCGCCGTTCTGTCCGGTTCCAGCCCGGCGGGCGTCCCTGGCGGCCTGCCGACGCCGTTCTTCGCCTGCGCCGCCCGGCAGGGTGTCCAGCGTTTCGATGTCTGGTAGGTCGATGCCGGGTATCTTCGACAGTTCGTCTGCGACCTTCCCGATCCCTTCCAGGAATTCGTTCAGTTTGACGATGCTGTCGTTCAGCCATGTGATCAGCGCCATCGCCAGGAAGTCGACGAAGCCGGCGATGGCCTTCTTCGCCACGTTGAACCCCTGGATCAGCAGGTCGATGACCAGGGCCGCGGCCGCCAGCCCGGCGATAAGAGCCGTGATCGGGCCGCCGACCAGTAGGGCGATGGTCCCGGCGATGGCCGCCAGAGCGGCCTTCTGCGCCCACAGCGGCAGTTCACCGAACGCCTGCGCCAGTTTCCCGACGATGTTCAGCGCCGCCCCGATGGCCGGGACGATATACTTCTGGAAGGCCGCCGCCAGCGCCCTGAACGTCGGCATCATCGCATCGATCCCCCGCATCAGCGACCGGACACCGGCCTTCAGCGCCCGCATCCCTTCGTCCGTCGCCCCCAGTTGGGACTTCAGGACAGACCAGTCGCCGCCGACCAGCCCGGTGATCACGCGCAGGAAGGCGTCCAGCGCCGGGATCAACTGTTCCAGGACGACCGTCCCGATCCGGTTCAGCGCGGGCGTCGCCTGAATGGCGGCGTCGATCAGCGACATCATGTGTGGGGCCAGCCGGCGGGTGGTAGCGACCATCTGTTCGAAGATGCGGCCACCGTTCTGGATCAGCCACGCCCCCAGGTCCATCAGGACCGGCAGGGCGTCCCGCGCCAGGCCCATCAGCACCGATACCAGGGCCGGCAGGGCCGTCATGGCCGCCTGGCCGGCGTCACGAAGGGCTGACGCGAAGCCGTCCATGCCACCCATCGCATCGATGATCCGCGTGATCAGCGTCGGGATGGCCCCGATGGCGTCTTCGATCAGCGGGATGAACTGCTGGCCGAACTGGATCAGGATCGGGGCCAGTTCCTTCTTCAGTTCCGCCATGCGGTCCGCCAGCGCCCCGGTGACGCTGGTCTGTTCCTTCAGTTCGTCCCGCTTTTCCTTCAGTTGGTCCAGGCGCTTCTGTTCCTGTTCGGTCAGGGACCCTTCTTCCGATTTCTGTTCCTGAAGGGCCTGGACGGTCTGGCGGGCCTGATCCAGCCGACGGCGTTCTTCGGCGGTCAGGCTACCCGTGGACTGCTGAAGGGATCGGATGGATTCGATGGACGACCGCGTCGCCTGTAAGCGGGCCTGCTGGCGGCGTGACAGCCCGTCTTCTGCGCGGGACTGTTCCAGCAGGGCGTCGCGTGTTTCCTTCAGGCGGTCCAGTTGGGCCTGCTGTGCGTCGGTCAGCGTGTCGGTCGCTTCCCGCTTCTGTTCCAGTTGGCTGATCGTTTCCTTCGCCTGTTCCAGCCGCGTGGCTTCCTGTTCGGTCAGCCCGGCGCGGGTCTGTTCCAGTTCCTTCAGCGCCTGGATTTCGTCGTTGATCTGTTCCAGGCGTTCCTGGTTCTGTTCGGCCAGTTTGTCCCCGAACGCCAGGATGCCGGTCCCGATCACCGCCCCGAAGGCCCCGGCCAGCCCGGCCGCGGCGGCGGCCACGGTCCCCAGGATGGCGGCCAGCGGGAACAGCGTCGTCAGCAGGGCCGCCAGCGCCGGCAGTAAGACGATCATGATCTTCGTCGACAGCGAACCCATGCTTAGGCTAAGACCTTCTGTCGACAGCGTCAGGGCGCTGAACAGCCCTGTCGATGCGCCGGCCTTCCCGCCTGCGGACAGGATTTCGTCGCCGGCTTCGTCGGCCCGGTTCGCCAGTAGCGCCATCGCCGCTGTCAGCCCGTTCACCTTCCCGTCGGCGGCTTCGAAGGCCGCGCCCATCGCCACGGCTGACGTGGTCGCGTCGTCCAGTTCGTCAGCGACTTCGTCCATGATCGACTGCGCCGGCTGGCCGGACACGGACAGGTCCAGCAGTTGGTCGGACACGTCGTCCAGGGCTTCTTCGGCGGCGTCGGTGAACGCGTTGATCAGGATTTCGACGTTCGCAGTTTCGGCCATCAGGACGCCCCCATCGCATCCATCTGTTCACCCAGGGATGGCTGTCCGTTCTGCCGTTCGCGCTGATCGGCGCGGGCTTCCTGCGCGTCGACCAGGTCTTCCTTTTCGCCAGGTGATGCGGCCCCGGCGCGGGTCTGGTTCTGGCGCTGTCGGTCGCGCTGTTCCTGTTCGAAGACCGTTCCAGCGGCCCTGATTTCGGCGTTCATCCAGAACTTCCATGCTGGCGTGTTCATGACTTCTGTCGGTGTTTTTCCGTAGGTCTTCCCCATCAGATGCGCCTGGATGGCGATGGGGTTATCCGCGAAATTTTTCGTCCATCTGTTCGTCCAGTTCGTCCGGCGACTGGCCCGTCAGGCCGGCCACGACGGCCATGAAGTCGTCCGGCGACAGGGCGGCCAGGTCGAAGTCGCCGTCCCCGATTTCTTCGTCGTCGACCGTCCAGTAACAGGTCGGCTGGACGATGTTCGGCAGGACCGTGTTTTCCAGGAAGGCCGCGAAACTGCCGTTCTGAAGGGCTTCGGCCAGTTGATCCTGGCCGCCGTCGCCCGCATCCAGCAGGGCTTCCACGTCGTACTGCTGAAGGTCGCGCAGTAGTTTCAGCGGCGGGACTTCGCGGACTTCGAAGGACCCGTCGCCGTCGACCAGCGGGACCCAGCGCGTGTCGGACACGTCCTGTTCGTATTCGTCCTGCGATGGTACGCGGTGATCACCGTCGGTATCGGTGGACATGGCTGTCAGGACGAACCTGCGACGTAAAAGGAAGCGTGACGCGGTGGACGGGGGGCCGTCAGTCCCAGACCAGCCGGCCTTCGTCGTCGAACCCAGCCCCCAGGCGTTCGATCACAGCGTCGACCATCGGTCCAGCCGTCCGGTCGTCGAAGCCCCAGGTGTCGTCGATCACCTTCCGGATGGCCGGTTCGCTGAACGTCTGGTCCGTCGCCCGCCGCCGGACTTCTGCCACCAACCAGTCCCGCTTTTCCTGCGTCGACGCCTTCGCGTGGGGCGGGTCGTCAGGGTCGTGATCACCGTCGGCGGTCTGTGTGTGTGTGCGACCGTCAGCGGCGGGGGCGGGGGTGGGAACCCCCGCCCCGTCGGCTTTAGATTCGGCCAGCATCGTATTCAGCCGGGCCAGTTCATCTTCGATCCGTTGCATACGGTCCGGGCCGCGTTCGGACGCCATACGTTCCTGAAGCGCCTTTTCAAGTTCCCACGACAGAAGCCCACGCGTCCCGCCGTGGCGGTCCTTCACGAACTGCCGGAACCGTTCCCATACGTCTTCATCGACACGGGTTCCGATCTTTTTCTTACCAGACATCGTTCCAGTAATGTTCCTTTAGTTTCAAAAAGGTTCGCTAAGGTTCCCTCTCACCCGAGTTATGTTATACTAAGGTTCCTTCCAATACATACATACCCTCGTGAAGACGATCCGTCGATCCCTGGACCGGCGTGTCGGCGTCTGAAGCGTCCGATCAGCGTTTCGCCGTCAGGGGGGCGGTCCCGTGACTGCGCACACACACACACACAGACCGAAAGGAACAGCGTCAGCGGTGGGTGGCCGACGTGATCACGGGGCGGCCTGGTACTGTTCGGTGATCCCGTTGATCAGGGTGATTTCCGCTTCGCCGCTGATCGACGGATCGAACAGCCCGCGCAGTTCCACGTCTTCGGCCACGGCGCTGTTCTGGTCGATGTTCGCTTCGTGGGTGTTGACCGTACAGGTCGGCATATTCCAGCGCAGGCTGAACGGCGTGGACGTGTCCGCGATGGTTTCGGGGGACGACCAGGTCGCGTCGATCCCGATGTTCGCCAGTTGGTCCTGGACGCCGCTGGCGTCGGCGGCCCCCAGGAACTGATTGAACAGGTCCCGGTCTTCGAAGTCCAGCGTGACCGTCGCGGTGAAGACGCGTTCGCCCTGTTCGATCTTCGACAGCGTCCGTTCGCCCCGGAAGTTCTGCGCCAGGTTCCGTTCGATGCTGAACGTGGCTTCCTGAACGTCTGTGTCCCGGTTGTTTCCGTTCACCGTCAGGTCGATGTCGTTCCAGCGGAAGTTCCGCAGGTCGCTGTACGTGGGCGTGGCCTGCGAACTGGATTCGTAGGGCTTCGGGTCAGGTTCTTTGGCGATGATGTCGGCCGACGCCGTCAGCATTTCTTCGGCTGTGTGGGACAGTTCGAAGGTGTCGACGCCGCCGCCGACGTGGCGCAGGACATCGGTGTCGCGGTCGACTTCGACCGACAGCGATGGCAGGGTGTCGGATGGCGTGAAGACGTGTTCCCCGACTTCGTCGGTACTGTCTCCGTCCGGGTCCTGCGTGGTGAAGGATTCCGATCCCATCACAGCGGCCAGGAGATACCCCAGGCCGTTTTCAGGGTTCGCTGGTAGGTCGACCGATCCTTCGTCGTTGAACGCGCCGGCTTCGCCTTTGTGCGTCGCCTGCGACCGGGTCGTGTTCTGGAAGTCGGGCTGGTTGTCCAGGCTGAAGCCGTCGCTGGTCGCGTCGACGAAGACCTGCGGGGCGACGCCTGTTCCATACGTCGTTTCGATGGCCAGTCCCACGTAACCGCGGAAGGACTGGGGAAGTTGTCCGATGGACATGATGTTGTCTGTGTGTCGTGGGTTCTAAAGCGGCCGTGACGTGGTGGTCAGCCCCCGTCGTCCGCGTGGGACGACAGATGGCTGTTCGCCGCCTGGGGGCTGTCGAAAACGTCGCCGCAGACTTCGCAGGCGACGCCCCAGCAGACCAGGGGGTTCTGTTCGACCAGGGCTTCCGCCACGCTTCGAAGGACGGCGTCGTCCGGCGCGTCGGCCGGATCGACATCGTCATCGACGACGGGGACGGCTTCGTGCGCCATCAGCCCGCCGCGTTCGACAGTCGTGAAGCGGATGCCGGTGTCGTCGTGCGTGACCGATGTCTGCGGCCCCCGGAACTGGATGAAGTCGTGGGCGTCCGCGTCGTCGGTCGGAAGGTTTCGTGGCATGGTTCGAAGGTTACGGATACCGGCGTTCGACATCGATCCCGAACTGGATTTCGCAGAACTTCACCTGCGCCCCCTGGCCGGTGACAGGGCGGCTGTCCAGTTGAAAGTCGATCAGGCGGACGTTCGCCGCGTGGGCGTCGCCCTGATCGTCGACCAGGGCTGACCCTTCGACGTTGTTTACCATCCGCCCACCCAGGGTTCGCGCCTTCGACAGCGCCGTTTCGGCGTCGGTGTCGGATGCGAACGCCACGGCGCGGACGGACAGGACGCCCTGATCGGTCGCTGTGGTCGCATAGTTCGGGCTGTGGTTCAGGGCGATGGTCCAGATGACTGGATACGCGTAATGCGCCGCCAGGGTGTTCTGATCGACGGGGCCGGTGACGTGATCGTTCACGACATCCAGGTTCCCGCCGTTCAGGTGATCATCGATGGCTTCAGCCCGGAACTGTTCGACCGTGTCTTCCCAGAACTGGTTAAAGCCCTGCGGGCTGGACAGGTCCATCGGCATCAGCGACCACCCATCAGGTCGTACAGCGCCTGCCGGATTTCAGTCCCAGCCACGTCATCGACGCGGTCTTCCCAGTCGTCCAGGGATCGGTCGACGAACGGGTTCGGCAGGGTCGCGTGGCCGTCCCTGATGATCGACCAGGCGATGGGGTACGCGTTCTGTGCGTCGCCGGTCTTCGTCCGCGCCCAGTCTTCCATCCGCTTCCCCAGGAAGCGGGCCAGGCCGACGGACGGGTCGTAAGACGATCCGTCGGTCCCTTCGACGATGATTTCGGCCAGCAGGTCGCCGTCCTGGGTCCGCTTCCGCGCCCCGACGTTCGCGGTCTTCCCGCCCCGTCTGAAGCGCGTGTCGATGCTGTCACGCGTGTCGCCCGATCCTTCGGGGACTTCGTCCTTCATCGACGCTTCGGCCAGGACAGCCAACTGACGGACGGCTGACGATGCGCCGTCGTCGATGGCGTCTTCCGCGCCGTCCATCTGGCGGACCGCGCTGTCCACGTCGATCCCCAGGGACAGGCGGTTCTTCGCCATCAGAACCCACCCCTATCGATGGGTGATCGGTCTTCGCCGCCGATCACGCCGGACTGGCCTGTCACGGTGTCGGACGCATCGCCCGACTGTTCCGATCCAGGGTCCAGGTCGGCCTGTTTCTTCCAGCGGTCGAACATGGATTCGGACTTCCGCGACAGGAAGACGTGGCGCTGGTCCCCGTCGTTGTCGCCGCTGATGTTCTGCGCGAAGTGAAGGTGGGCCTGACTGGCCGCTTCGTAGGCTGTGGCGTACTGAAGTAGGTCCGGGACATCAGCCGGCAGGTCGTCCGGGATGGCCTTCCCGGTCGCTTCAGCCCAATCAGCCTGGATGGCGTCTGTGGCTTCGACGATCCGACCTTCGAAGTCGGGTTCCTGGTTCCCGATTTCCAACTGGAAACGGTCCCGAACCTGTTCGGTCGTACACCACTTTTCTTTCCCCAGGTCGGCGTCTGTGACTTCAGTCATCGGCTGGATCACCCTGATCAGAACTGCCGCCGCCGCGGACGAAGTCTTCCTGCTGTTCGCCGTCGCCGCGGGCGAAGTCGTCCAGGTCCGTGAAGCGGTCGGGGACGGCTTCGCCGTGATCCCGCGCATACGCCTGTTCGATGTCGCGCAGACGGTCCTGAAGCCGCTGGATGGCGTCTTCGACCTGGTCGACGCGTTCATGCGCGTCGTCGATCAGCAGGATGCGTTCGCGGGCGTCGACCCGGTGATCTTCCCACCGATCCCCGCGTTCTTCCTGCGTCCGTTCCAGGTCGTTCAGGCGGGGCTGGACTTCGTGTTTCCAGACGTACCCGCCACCCAGGATAAGGATGACCAGCAGGGCCGGGCCGCTGTTCTGGTAAATCCAGATGGCGTCAGACAGCCCGACCATCGGGATCAGTCGCCCCCAATTTCGGCCTTCCTGTCTTCGACCGCCTTCTGGGTCGTGGCGCGGCCGTCCGCGTCTGCCACGGCGTCCAGATGGCCGTCGGCCTTTCCGGCTTCGATGTCGTCGACCACGTCCGCCACGGGCGTCCGGTCGACGAACGTTTCGGCGTCGAAGCCGCTGTCCGTGTCGGCCTGTTCGTCGTCTGTGTCAGCGTCGCCGTCAGGGCCGCCAGCGTCGTCGCTGTCGTCGTCGACGCGGTCGAAGCCCCTGCCGATGTAGTGGTCGACGACTTCGCTGTCGTCGGCGCTGATCACGTCGCCCGGACGGACGACCATCGGCGGGCTGGCGTCGTCGCCGTCGACCGCCTGGACCCGGTCTGGGTCGTGATCGACGAACCGGCCGCGGTGATCAGGCCATCGCAGTTCAGCCATGATCAGATGTCCTGGATCACGTACCAGTTGTCGCCGCGGGTGACGTGGAAGCCGACTTCCTGCGCGGCTTTGAACCACGTCGCCAGCGGGTCGTTGTCGGTCCAGGTCTGCGTCATCCAGCCGTTCGTCGCGTCGACGGACACGTCCCCGTCGGGGGCCGCGTCGCCGCGTTCGGCCAGGCGGTCCATGAACCACGGCATGAAGGCGCTGACCTGGCCCGGTGCGCCGACGACGATGTTCCGGCGCTGGGTGTCAGCGCCCGGATCGTAGGGTTCCAGAACGTTGTCACGCGCCGCGTCTTCCAGGTTGTCGACCGTGTTCCCGGCTTCGTCGATGGGTTCGCCGTTCGCGTTCCGCCGGACGATCTGCGTCCGGACGACGCGCAGTCGGTCGATCTGGAAGGCGTCGGTCAGTTGGGTCTGCGACAGCGCCCGAACTTTGTCGTATTCGGACTGGATGTCGTCGTTCAGTTTCAGGTCGCGCAGGATCGACGGCGTCAGGTAGCCGGTCATCTGGCCCGCCCGACCCAGCGCCGATCCGTCTTCGTTGATCCGGAATTCGGCGTCGATGAAGTCGGTGATCGGCGTACTGTTCGCCGTGTCGCTGTACGCCGTCCCCGGCGTGGCGACGTGCGAACTGTCGATTTCGCTGTGGGTGTCGTCGCCGTTCTGGCCGATCATCCCTTCCAGCGGCCCCAGGCCGCGCCAGGCGATTTCCGCCCGCGTCAGCAGGATGTCTCCCATCAGGGCGTCAGACACCGCGTTGAACAGGTTCAGGATTTCCATCTGACTGTTCAGTTCGGTGTCCACCCCCTTTTCGGGCTGAATCTTCTTCTTGAACGTTTCCACCGACACGTCCCGTTCACCCAGCCCTTCGATGTCACCGATGGGGGATTCCGACGCCAGGGAAGTCTGCCGCATCCCCGGCCGGATGCCGACGTGGGTGAAGTGTTTTTCATGACTGTCCGACAGTTCGACCAGCGGGAAGATGTCGTTCGTGATCAGACGACCTTCGTCGTCCATCTGGTCGATTTGGCGGACGATACGGTTCATCACCGCTTCGGGCGAATGGAGATTCGCGTCCTGAAGTGTGAATGGCATGGATTCTACCTGTAAAGCGCGACTGCGACCGTGTTACCTTTCCCGAAGCCGTACTTCCCGGCGTTCGCCGCGAAGACCTGACCCAGCGGGGTACTGGTCTGGGTCGTCGCGCCGTCGAACCCGACCAGCCCACCCCCTGCGTCTTCCTGGACTTCGTCGCCTGCCGCCGTCGATCCATCCGTGGATTCTTCCAGGATGGCGACGGGCTTCGTGATCAGGATCGTCCCCGGTCCAGCGACCGCGTTCCCGTCTTCGTCAGACGCGACATCGGTGACGATCCCGATCCCTTCGTCACCCTGGGAATTGACGATCCCGACTTCCGTCAGGTGCGTCCCTTCCCCGGTGATTTCGACCACGTCACGGCGGGACGGAAGGCCGTTCCCCTGGTCCTGGATGTCGACCGGGACTTCGTCGCCAGGCATGAACAGCAGGGTGTCCCCAGACATCAGGCGTCACCCCCGATGGCGTCCATGATTTCCTGGCGGATGCTGTCGGCGCTGTCGTGCTGGCCGGCTTCGACGCCGTATCGATCCCGGACGTATTCGGCCGGCGACTTCCCGGACGCTTCGGCTTCGATCCGGTCCTTCCCGTCCATCGCAGACAGGGCCAGGTCGTCGGCGTCTTCGTCCGTGTTCCCGGACTTGAAGCCGCCCGATCCGTTCACGCGGCCGGTCTGGTCGTCCTTCGCGGCCGCCCGACCCTTCTGCTGGCGGTTCTGCTGAACGTCGAACGCGGTCGCTTTGCGTTCGTTCAGCATCGCCGTCAGTTCGGCCGGGCTGTTCCCGGCCAGGTCGTCAGCGCGGCTGTCAGCGTCGTCCGTGTCGTACTGCGCCAGGTCCGCTTCCAGTTCAGCGATGTCCTGGCGGATGTCGTCAGTCTGTTCGTCGATCACGGCCTGCGCGGCGGCTTCCGCGGTTTCGAAGTCGTCCACGTCGATGTCGTGGGCTTCGATCAGCCGCTGGAAGCCTGTCGCCTTCGCTTTGGCCGTTTCCAGTTCGTCTTCCTGGTCGTCGATGATGGACGCCGCCGCTTCCAACTGGTCGCGGGCTTCGTCCAGGTCATCGACGTTCGGGTCGATGTTGGTTCCGTTCATGTGTTCAGAAATCGCCGTCGCGGACGCTCTTAGCGCCTGGACGGCTTCGGTTGGGTTCGACGCGCTGGCGGCCTGCCGGACAGTCTGACTGCCGTTCTGAAGTTCTGGCAGGGCGTCACGCGTTCGTTCGATGCTGGCCGCATCCACGGCCCCGGTGTTCACCGCGTCGATCCGACGGATGCGGGCGGCGTCGATCATGACGCGCCCGTCTTCCGTGACGATGTCGCCGTTCTGGTCGCGTCGGACGGCCACGTCGGCCACAATTGACCAGTCCAGGTCGTCGAACGCCCCGTCCGCGGCCGCCTGAAGGGCGTTGTCGTTCGTCAGTTCTGAATCCGTCAGGACGATGTTCCGGCCGTCGGCGTCCAGCGCCACTTCGTCAGCGACGCCGATGTCGACGATCCCTGTCTGCGCGGCGACGCTGTTCTGGCCAGGGTGATCGAACCCCAGCGTCACGTCGCCCCGCTGTACGTCTTCCATCAGGGCTTCGAAGGTCGGCTGGATCGAATCTTCAGGGACCCTGACCGGCGTGGGTTCGCCACCCAGCGCCAGGTCGTGATCACCTGCGCCCCAGATGATCCCACCCAGGGACACGTCCCCGTCTTCCGCGGACAGCGTGATCGGATCGTCCGGATCGACGCTGTCGGCTTCGGACGTGGCTGTGACCGGGTCCGGCGGGTCGGGGATGTCGTCGTCTGTGTACCCGTTTCGGGCCGACAGACGGTACGCCCCATCCTGGCCCAAAGCGGCCGCCAGGGCGCGGAATCTGACCACGGCCTGGCGTCGGTTCGAAGTCATGGGTACACCTGTCGGTTCCCGGTCGTCGCGTATAAAGAACCGTGACGCGCTGGCCGTTTCAGGCGTCGCCGCGCAGGATGTCGATCATCGCCTGGGTGTACCGGATCGACGGCGATGGGTTCAGCATCGGCGTGTCGTGACTGCCGCCGACGTTGTGGCCGAATTCGTGGATGCCGGCGCGGATGTTCGCCACGCCGTAGTTCGTCAGCGTCTTCGGACAGTCCAGGGATTCCGGGATGTTCACGAAGCGGTCGATCCGGTTCGCGCCGCTGATGGCGAACTTCCCAGTCTGTGCGCCCCAGCCGCCGCCGTTATTGTCGACCAGCAGAAGATTCGAATCTGCGGCCGTGTATTCGCGGGGTTCGTCCTTCCACCAATTCAGAACGTCCGTACTGACGACGCCGTCGTCCGTCTGGACTTCGGACGTGTCTGGCGTCCGTTCGAACCCGTAGGCGATGCGATAGCCGACGCCCGCCCGGTCCAGGTTCCGGGCCAGGGCCTGCGCGATGACGCGTTCAGCCGTCCGTCCCCGCGACTTCGCCAGGGACTTACTGGTATGGATCGTCACGTCGTACTTCGCCGCTTCGCCGTCGGATTCCAGCGTTTCGCGGTTTCGTTCGGCCTTCTGCGGCGGCTTCCGTGTTTCAGGGTCGCCGTCGGATTCCAGCGTGTTCCTGTTCCTGGACGCCTTCGTCTTCGCCGGATCGACGCGGGTGATCACGCGCCGGATCAGGTGGATCAGGAAGGTCTTCAGGAACATCATCGTCCGGGACGACAGCCGGCGGCCCATATACCGCCGGTAAATCAGCCCGAAGACCGTGACGATGCCGCCCGCCAGCGGTTCGGGGTTCTGTTCGATCAGTCGGATGATCGGCAGTAGGTCAGTTGGGATCATGGATGTCGCTGATGTCAGGCACTTCGGACGGGTCCGCGTCCGGAATCTTCCCCGCCGCGTCCGTCAGGGTCCGAAGGACGGATCGGACCTGGTTCCGCCGTTCTTCCGGGTCGCCGCCCGTGTCCCGCCCTTCGATGGCGAAGACGATTTCGGCCAGCGTGAAGTCGCAGAACCGATACCAGTACCAGGTCACGGCTTCCTGGTAGTTCAGCCCATCACGCATCAGGCCCGACAGCGTCGTCACCTTCGGATCAGCATCATCCGCGTGATCCATCGCCGCGTCGGCGCAGGTGATCACGTCGGCCAGCGACGGATCGGCCGGGTCGTCGACCGCGTCCGGCTGGTTCATCTGAATCCAGCGACTGATGTCGTTCAGCAGTTCACGCGCTTCCTTATCCGCCCACGGCCGCCGCCCGAACAGTTTCGCATCGGGCGACGATCCGCCAGAACCTGTCCCTGACATCGTCGCGGTATTATGAACGATACTTGAAAACTGTTCGTTCACCCAGTCAGACCTGTCCGCGTTCCCGTGTCAGCGATGTCGGCCGGAACTGACCGGCGACGTTCGCAGGCGGGCGGTACGACTTCGTCGACATGATCGTCGACAGGAAGCCGTCAGCGATGTCATCCCTGGACAGGACGGATCGATCACCCAGGTCCAGGATCGGCCTGATCCCCGACCGACAGTACGGGTGAAGGGGCGGGACCAGGTACGGATCATCCCGCAGGTCGATGACGTGTTCGTTCATCCGCAGACAGATGTCCGTCGTCACGGTGTCGACGACTGCGTCGTACACGCCATAGCGGAAGCCGTTCCGCAGGTAGCGCCCCCGTGCGGCCTGATTGTACGCATCCTGGACGCTGTCGTGGGCGATTAGTTCGGCCTTCGACTGGATCGTCTGGCCGCTGACGCCGGATTCCTGCCGTCCGTCGGCCTGGCCGTCCGTCAGGACGTATTCCACCCTACGGGCCAGTTCGTCGGGACTGGCGTCCTGCGCGACGCCCTGGCGAAGCGTCCGCGTGATCCGATCACCCAGTTTTTCGGCCAGCGGTTCGTCCAGGCCGTACTGTTCGGCCAGTTCCGTGTCGTACAGCAGGCCCGCATCGATTTGACGAATCTGCCGCAGGACTTCCCGATCCAGATTCCCGTCGTACTGCGGGACGCCCGTCAGTTCGTCATCGTCAGGGAAGCGGTCGCCCTGGGTCATCTTATCGAACGCGTCGCGGGCTGAACGCCCCATCGTCGTTTTATTCCGCTGAACCAGCCAATTGACCAGTTCGTCGCGGAAGCGTTCGCTGGCCAGTTCGGTGATGGCGCGGTTCGCCTGCCGCGCCCCGGCCGGCGACGACAGCATCGAACTGATCCCACGCGTCGCCAGGTACGCCTGGATGGCGTCGACGATCCCGCGGACCACGCCGCGGGCCTTCTGCCGCGCCCTTCGAAGGTCCGTGACGTTCGACGTGGCCGCATCGTCCCGCGTGATCCGTTCATCTTCTGCCAGCAGGCGGGCGTCGTGGGCGTGGCCGCATCCCAGCCCGTCGGATGAGTCAGTCATCGGTGTCACCCTGGACGGCATCAGCGGCGCTGTCAGCGGCGTCTGAAGCGGCCTGTTCGAAGTCGGCCCAATAGACGTACAGGATGACGAAGCCGAACGTGGCCGTCAGCCACGCCGCCAGGCGGGCCACCTGGACGGTCGGCGTCAGGATCAGGATGCCGTATTCCACCGTCTTCCCGCAGGCTGTCCCGACCAGGATCGATCCCAGGACGCCACGGCTGAACAGGTGGTCCAGGACGGTGGACGGCTGTCGCATCGATCAGCCCCCCTGCCGCCAGCCTTCCCACAGCAGGACCCTGTCCTTCATCGACGCGCAGAAGCGGTTCGCCGCGCCTTCGGACATCCCGCCGGACATCATCGTCCCCTTACAGCAGGACCCGCCGCAGTCGAACTGACCGCCCATCGACGACCAGGCGTCCAGCAGGATCAGACGGTTCGGCGTGTCGGATTCGTCCCAGGAATCCGGGTAATCCCAGTCGGTGACGGACGCTTCCAGGTCAGCGTCGCCGTCAGGGACGCGGGCTTCGACGCTGTCGGACAGGTCCCCTTCAGGACTGTCCACGCCGGCCCCCCAGTCGGAATCCGTCAGCGCGTCGCCCTGGACGGCCACAGCGCCGTCCTGCGTGGCGACGATATACACGGGATCGTCGTCGCTGGCCTGGTACGTTTCGCCATCAGGCCCTTCGCGTTCGCCGCTGGTCCAGACTTCGACGACGACGCCTTCCTGGCCATCGACTTCGACCTTCGAACCTTCGCTGAAGTCTGCGGCCGCCGCCAGCCGGCGCATCGCTTCGGCCCGATCCTGGCCAGTCACTTCGCGCATCTGGTAGCCTGGTTCGACCGCTTCCTGGATGAAGTCGGCGCGGAAGTCGGCGGACGGGTCCTGGTAGCCTTCCATCGACGACGGCGTGTTCCCTGTCGGGCCTTCAGCGGCCGGGAAGGCCGGCTGTTCGTTCGTCTTCGTCCGGTTCATCTGCTGTACGTCTTCGGCCATGTCCAGCGCGGCGTCGACCGCCGGGCCTGCCGCCGCTGTCTTCGTGAACGTGAACGGGATCATCTGGACGATGGCCGCCCGTTCGTGCGTGTCTGTGTGGTAAATTTCGTACATCAGTCATCACCTTCTGCGTACAGGTCGTCCAGCAGGTCGGTCTGTGGCCCTATCGGCATCTGATCACCGATCCGGGTGTCGCGGCCTTCCCGGTCCAGGATGCCGTTCAGCAGGGCCTTCTGACTGCCAGACAGTTCGTACACGTTTCGGTACGCTTCCAGCAGGTCCGGGTGGTATCGGACCAGCGTCTTCAGGTTCTTCGCCTGTTCTTCCGGGCCGGTGGCCCGCCGCATCACTTCGTGAACGCGGGACATCGTTTCGTGGGCGTTCTTCGCGCTGTACCCGGATTTGATCCGGAACTTCTTCGCTTCCTTCGGCCCGTGTTCCCGCGTGGCCGCCGCCTGGCGATACCACGCCTTATTCACCTTATCCGCCAGGTTCCGGGCCGCTTCTTCGTGATCGTCGAAGGACTGTTCACCGATCCAGTCGTCCGCATCCGGCGGTGATTCGCGCCAGTCGTCAGGGACTGACTGCCGGGACGCATCGACGCGGTGGCCGCCGATGAACGGGCCGTCGTCTTCCCAGAACAGCGTCGGGCCTTCCAGCCGTTCGTTCACCGACGCCCTGACTTCCTGGCCGTCGCGGGATCGAAGCGTGACGACTTCGTTCCCACGGGGGCCACGCAGGCCGAATTCGTCTTCCAGGTCGTCGTCGGGGATGTCAGACGCGTCTTCCACGTCGACGACTTCCCAGTTCTGCGGGCCGTTACGCGTCGGCGGGTCCTTCAGCCTGATCATGCCGACTTCGGACATCGACTTCCCGTCTGCCGCCCCCAGGTCTTCGTCGATGTCGGTGAAGTTCCGGCCGTCCAGCCCCGACCCGACTTCCTGTTCGACCTGATCGGTCCAGTCGTCCAACTGGAAGAAGGATTCGTCGTAGGCGACTGCCGTCCCATCTTCGTCAGTCCGTTCGCCTGGCGGGGCCGCCAGACCGTACTTTTCGGGCGCGTCGAAGTCTGGGGACCGCCATTTGTGTTCAGGCATGGGGTAGGTGGACCCGTCCATGTCGTTCGAAGTCCCGGCGAAGCCGTAGGTGTACCCGACGGCGTGTCCCAGTTCGTGGATGATCGTATCGTCGTTGTCGTCTTCCCCGATTTGGAACCGGGATCGGAAGCCTTCGGCCGGGGATAGGTCGGGCGATGCCGACGCCCGCGACTTTTCGTCACCGATGGCCTGCATACGGGCGATGACCGTTTCGGCGTGTTCCTTCGACCGTGATCGGGCCAGGTGGCCGGCGATTTCGTTCTTCACGCGGTCGAATTCGTCGTCCGTGATCGGCAGGTCGCCGTCGATGGACATCGCTTCGCGGTGATCTTCGACCTTCGGCAGAACGTCGTCCAGCGTGTCGCGGACGGCGTCGACGCGCTGGGACAGGCTGTCGTCTTCCCCACCCCAGCCGTCGATGGTCACGGTGGCTTCAGACCGCGGCCGGTATCGCTTCAGGTTCCGGCGTTCGAAATCATCTGCGTCCATCGACCGTTCGCGGCCGTGTTCGGTGACTGCGTCCATCTTCGTGTTCCCGCGGAAGTCTTCGCTGTACCCGGTCACGCGGTACACGTTCCCCGTGTCCTTCACTAACAGCGCCCCTTCCGGGACGGCTTTGGCGCTGACGACTTCCCCCGGCAGTTCGTCCCCGACAGGTTCACCCATGTCGACGCCTTCGCGCCGGTCCGCTGGGTCGCCTGACTGCGCCGTCAGGTCGACAGCGTCGCGGTCGTCCCCCGTGAAGAAGGATTCCGGATCGATGTCCGACACCTTCGTCTGGAACTTTTCCATCGCCGCCACGTCCGACTGCGGGACCGTTTCGCCGTCTGGCGTGACCAGCGTGGCTTCTTCATTCCGTGGTTCGTCGACCAGTCCCATCCGCCAGGGATCACCGGGCGTTCGGAAGCGGACGAATTCGCCATCGTCGGCGCTGAACGGCGACTGGACCCAGTCGGCGGCGTCGTCATCATCGGGATCGATTTCGAACAGCGGGCTGTCGGTCGGGATGGCTTCGACGATGTCCTGGTCCCGGTTATTCAGCGACATTTCCAGTTCGCGGCCGTCGTTCATCTGGACGGTGTGTTCTGCGCCTTCGAAGCGCGTGTCCGTGATTTCCCCCACGACCATGTCGTCGTTTTCGTCGCTGATTTTGACGATGTCGCCTTCGCTGACTTCCTTCCGCGTGTCCAGCGCGAACCGGGGATCGTCGGGGCCGACATCGTCCACGTCTGGGAAGTCTGCGACGCCGACGCCAGTTGCCCCAGCAGGACCTTCGAAGCCTTCCTGGGGCCTGAACGCCCCGTCGAATTCCAGCGTGTCACCCTGTCCGAACGCGTCGGCGCTGACAGTCGATCCGTCCTTCAGCGTGACGCCCATGTCGCGGTTATGGCGCGGCGGTCGGTCGGTGATTTGGCCGACCGACGGGTTCCCGGCGTCGTCCAGGACCCGGACCACGTCCCCTTCTTCCATGTCGTTCGGGTTCAGGTCCTGTTCCCGGAAGCGGGCGTCGTTTAGCGGGACATCCTGAAGCGTCGATGCGCCGCTGTCGTCGGTCGGATCGTACACGCCGTGGATGTCGCCGTCGACGAACGCGCCGCCATCGATGGCCCGGTACTGTTCGCCATCGGCGTTTTCGACCAGCGGTTCGAAGTCGGATTCCATCCCCGGTTCGACGACGCGGGCGACTTCGAAGGACCCGTCCCGCTGGACCTGGACGATGTCGCCTTCGTCGTATTCGTCCGGTTCAGCCGGCGGGTCGACGAACTGCGTCGCATCAGTCGGATCGATGTCTTCCAGCGCCACGCCGTCGCCGCCATCGTCGTCCCCGATCCCAGTCCGACCTTCTTCGATGGCCTGGTCCAGTTCGTCGACCGTGTCGATGTCGTCCGGCAGGCCGTCGACGTGGATGCCGTCGTCCTGAAGTAGTGATTCCAGGTCGGCGTCGGACAGTTCGCCGCTGGTCGACAGTTCGCGCATCAGTTGGCCGGAACTGGACGCATCGATGTCGTCGATCACGCTGTCCGGCAGGTCCCAGGGCCGTTCGACGAACTTTCCGTCCGGTCCCCGCGGGTGAAGGGCCGGATTCCAGGCGGCAGACAGGTCCGGCCGGCCGGCGCGGACCCATGCCACCCAGTTCTTCAGGGCGTCCTGACTGATCGTCACGTCGCCGCCATCGGGGTTCGGAAGGAAGGGGACGCTTCGAAGTATCTTCGCCGCTGTTCCGCTGGGTTCAGCCGCCGTCGTCCGCGTCTTCGTTCCCCGGCCCTGGACTTCCAGTCCGTAGGCCGCCGCCATCGCCCGGATGCGTCTGGCGATGACTTCTTCGTCAGGATCGACCCAGTCTTCGGTCGTCGCGGACCCGTCGTCAGGCTGGTCGCTGATCGTACTGTCGGCGTCGACCGTCCGCAGGGCCGCCGGCAGGTCGTCGGTCGCGTTGATCATGAACGGCGCTGTCTGGATCGTTCCGACCGTACTGTCGTCGTCGGGATCGATGATGTCGTATTTCATGATTCGAATCTGAAATCGGCGTCAGCGCGTTCCAGTTCGTCGTTCAGCAGGGCCGCGAACTGGGGCGGGATGTCCCGCATCTGCCGGGCCGCTTCCAGCAGTCGCGGGTGGAAGTTGACCAGGGCATGGGCCGCCGCCGGGCTGTGGTTCGATGTCCCTGTCATCGCTTCGTCCAGCCGCGCCTGGGTTTCCCCAGCGTTCCCGGCTGAATACCAGCCCTGGCCGATGGTCGCCTGTTCGGCCGTCTGTTCGTCGCCATCCCGGATCAGCGCGGCCTGTCTGTACCACGCTTCGTTCAGGGATTCGAAGAATTCCCTGGCGGCGTCATCGCCATCCAGGTCCATCGCCCCCAGGTGGTCATCGGGATCGGGATCAGGTGCGCCCCAGCCGTCCGGGGACCCGTCCCGCTTCCCGGTGATGTCCGGAAGGAAGGTCTGTTCGTCGACTGGTTCGACCTTATCGAAGCCGGGCGTGATCCGGTATTCGTTCCCGCCGAAGTCTTCGACCGTGATGGCCGGCTGGGACCCGGCCGTGTCGGGCGACTGCTGTTCGATGTTCGTGATCCGGTACTGTTTCGGATCAGGATCGAAGTTCCCGAACCGTTCGTCATCCGGTAGGGGTTCGGCCGCCCTGATCATGTCGCCTTCTTCGGCGTCGTTCGACAGCCACGCCGACATGGTACTGTCGCCGTCGACACCTTCGAAGTCGCCCGGATCGGCGCGGGCGTATTCGCCTTCGACCTGATCGACGTATTCGTCCAGACCAGGGACTTCGTTCGGTTCGAAGATGCCGTCCTTCACGCTGAAGGACTGGCGTAGGGCCGACCGTTCTTCGACGGCGTGTTCGTCCCACTTGAACGTCGGCTTCCCTTTGTCGTCATCAGGGCGCAGGCCGGTCTGAAGGCCGTAAGCGAACCCGACGCCGTGGGCGGCTTCGTGGGCCTGAACTTCCGCGGATCGGTTCTGCGCCTGAAGCCTGAAGGCCCGTGGCCCCAGGGTTTCGGCTTCGGATCGTCCAGGACCGGCTTCCTGGAAGTGTTCGACCCAGCGGTCCAGGGTGTCGTCCTGGTAGCCGGCCATCCAGTCGGCGTACTGCTGGACGACTTCGTCGCGGAAGCCGCCGTCATCGTACCCAGACAGGTCCGTCCCGGCGCGGATGCGGCCGGCGACGGCGTCGCCCGCCCCAGGCGTCCGGTCGACAGGGTCGTCGATCAGCGCGTCGCGTAGACCCGTCAGCATCGCCCTGTCCAGGGCCGCCCGCGTTTCGGTCGTCGGCAGGTTGTATTCGGACTGAAGGTCCTTCCCCGCCGCGAATTCCTGGACTTCGATGCGGTCGTTCGTGTCCACGTCAGCGTCGCGCATATCGTCGAACATCCGGCCGGACGCCCTGGTCAGGGATTCGCCCGACCGTTTCACGCGGATCACGTCGTTCCCGGATTCGGATTCCGATCCCGGCGTCGCTGTCGCATAGAAGCCGTCCGGCAGGCGGTCGTTCACCGCATCACGGGCGGCGTCCATCTGGTCATCAGTCAGGTCTTCGAAGACCATGTGCGGCTGGGGCGAATTCAGTTTCCCAGACGACGCCAGGTTCCCGAAGGCTGTCGGGACGCCCGAATTCGTCGCATCAGCCACGAACGCGCCCATCCCCCGGTCCAGGCCGCCAGGTCCCTGTCCGCCCCAGGACGTGTCCAGTTCGACTTCGCCGCGGCTGGCCTGTTCGAACAGCGCGTCGATGGCGGCGTCGTCGTGTTCAGGGTCGACGACTTCGGGTTCGACCGTCCCGTGGGCCGCCGCCCCAGTCGGCAGGTCCGGGATGTCAGCGCGGAAGTCGGCGTCAGTCGTGGTCGTCGTCCCGTCGCCAGCCCGCCCGTCGCTGATGGCGTCCTTCAGGCCGCTGACGCTGTCGACATCGTCCGGGACGCCGTCGATGCTGATCCGGTCGTCCGCCAGGATGGATTCGACATCGACGCCGCTGGACGGGTCGTCTGCCATGAATTCCAGCAGGTCGGCGCTGTCGAACGTGTCGTCGTTCACGACCGCCATCGCATCGGACGGGATGTCATACGGCCGTTCGACGAACTTCCCGTCCGGTCCCCGCGGGTGAAGCGCCGGGTTCCAGGCGGCAGACAGGTCTGGATCGTAGGACGCCAGGATCAGCCGGGCGATGTCGTCCCTGGTCAGGTTCCAGGGATCGGTGACCCCCGGCAGGTCGGCCAGCGGGAAGGGGGGCTGGTTACGCCCACCGGGTCCAGCCCCCCGGTTCGGATTTCCCGAACCACCCCCTTCGGCCGCTTCGGCCGTCCGTGGCCCCATCAGCCCGTATGCGTCGGCTTCGAAGGACGACCAGACGGATTCGGCGTCGTCGACCGTGATCCCATCCGCGACGACAGGCCGGTCGTGGATGCCGCTGTGGTCGCCCCAGTCTTCGTTCCCCAGGCGGACCTGATCAGCGCCAGCGTCGCGCAGGGCGTCCACGAACGCCGACAGCGTGTCTTCATCCCCGAAGGGATCACCGCCCACGTTTCCGAACCGGACAGCCTGCGCAGTCGCCTGGGGCGGCTGTGGCGGCGATGGGCTGTCGGGCTGTCCGTCGGACCCGTCCTGGTCGTCGCCACGGCGCTGTTCGTCGATGAACTGGCGCATCTGTTCCTGGCGCTGTTCGCCATCCTGCGGGCCGCCTTCGGGCGGCATATCGGCCGTGTCCCGATCCGTGTCCAGGTCGACGCCCTGGACGGTGTTGATCATCTGGCGGACTTCCTGTTCGGACAGGCCGGCGACGCCAGCGTACTGAAGGGCGCTGATCACCTGTTTCGCGTTCGCGTCCTTCAGCGGCGGGAATTCGTAGGTGACAGACCCGCTGATGCCCTGGATGTCGGCTTCCGCTTCTGCGAACTGTTCGAAGACGCGGATGATTTCCCGCCGCCAGCCGGCGATGGTCGTCATCAGCGTGGCGAACATCGTTTCCCTGGACAGTTCCGATCCGGACTGAAGTTCGATCAGGTCCAGCGGGACCAGCAGGCGGCGGCTGATGTCGCGGTTATACCCGCGAATCTGGTCGTCGATGGGATCGTCCGTTTCGGGGATGTCCAACTGTTCCAGATTCCAGAACGACGGGACCGACATCACGGTCCCCGACTGGAAGTCTTTGAGGGTGTCGAACGCGTTCTGGATGTTGTTTTCCAGCGCCCGTTCCAGTTTCGTCGGGGGCTGGCCTTCGCCGTCCCAGTCGTCGTCGCTGACCCGGTCGAAATACTGGTCTTCCGGCAGGTATTCCGGGGGTTCGACCGTCGCATAGACGGCCCCGTAGGCCGTGATTTCGGCCTTCCTGGCCTTCAGCCGCTGAAGAACCATCTTATTGACTGCCGTGTCGACGACGGCTTCCAGCGGCGGTTCGTCGTACAGGCTGATGTCGAAGACGTGGTCCCCGATGATCAGCGGCTGTGCGTCGACGGTCGTCCGTTCCAGGTCGATCCCGTCGATCACGTCGTCGTCCCGGCCGTCGTCCACGTCGAATTCGTACACGGTCGTCCGATCCTGGACATAGATTTCTTCCCCGCTGATGCCGTCGCGCAGGTAATCCAGTTCCTTCAGGTCCAGTTCCTTCAGGTCGGTCGCCCGAAGGACTGCGCGGGCGTTCATCAGGTTTTCCCGCAGGATGCGGTCGATCACGTCCGTCGGTCGGACATCATCTTCGTGAATGTCGTCCATGTGATCGGCCAGGCGCTGATCGGCGTCTGTGTCTGGGTCATCGGGGCGGACTTCGATCCCGTCTTCCCCGGTGATCAGCGCCTTCAGGCGCTCTTTGATCGTCGGGATCAGGTCGTCACGTTCCAGCAGGAAGCGGCCGATCCGTTCGGTGTAGTTGACCGAATTCCGGATCAGGCGCTGAATCTGGTCGTCCTGGATGAACGTGAAGTCCCGATCCGCATCCCGGCGTGATGTCAGGTCTGTGCGCCGGTGATCCTGTACGGGGATCGTCGACGTGGCGTCGCCGTTCGTCTGCGCCCGTAGGTCGACTGTCGTGTCGGCCGGAACTGCGGCGCTTCGAAGCCGGTCCAGGTCGACGCCTTCGGCGCGGGCCTGTTCGACCAGTTCGTCGTCCAGGTGGACGGGGATCGTCGACCCATCTGGTCCCTGGACCTGTCCGGCATACACGCCGTCTGTCCGACCATCGATGTCGATGCCGTCGTCCGTGTCCATACGACACGGTATTCAGCGCGACGTATAAGGGGGCGTGACGCGCTGGCCCGGTGGCCGTGATCAGGCCCCGGATTCGTTGAACTGGGTGAACAGTTCCGCACCCGACGCCGCGCCGTCCAGGCTGAAGACGAAGACACCCAGCGGCTTCGTCCGTGGCGTCGCCTGATCGACCGGCGACAGGGACGTGATCCCGCCTTTCGTCTCCCCAGGTTGGTTCGCCGGGACGACCCGCCCCGACTGGATGGTCCCGGCCGTGGGATCGGCCGTCAGGTCAGCCCCACCCGTGTCCTGGTCTGCGACCTGGATCACCGTGTCTTCAGGGTCCGCTTCGGATGTCGGCGGCCCCCAGTCCGGCGTCTGGCCGCCGAAGTCAGGGTCCAGCGCCGTGAAGACGACCGACCGGGGGTTCTGACCCAGCGACAGGTTCAGCAGGCCGAAGATGGTCCCGCGGAAGTTCACGTCGGCGGCGACGCTGTCTTCTGGGGCGCGTCGGTAGGCTACCGCCAGTTCGGCGTTCGAAAACCCGGTCGGATAACTGAAGCCGTCCTTCAAGTGCCAGGGCGTTTCAGGCTGACTGCCGACTTCGCCAGCGCCCGATCCCTGCCGGCCGTACACGCTCATATCGTAGGACTGGCCAGCGCCGCCGTCGTCGTACCTGACCATCAGCGGCTGGGTCGGCTGTGCGGTGACGGACTGGCCGACGGATTCGAAGGCCGCCACGGGTCAGGGACGCTGATACCCGTTCGGCCCGGCCGTTTCGAAGACCAGATACCAGGGTCCCTTCCCGTACCAGGTCCCGATCAGTTTCGGCAGGATGGCGATGGGGCGCTGGTCCAGGTCGATCCCCGAACGGTTCGCTTCGTCCGGGCCGGACCCGTCCACGCGGTCGAAGCCCCAGTATTTCCCCGACCGATCACCGTTCTGATCGTCGATCACGGACCCGGTCCCCTTCGAATCACCTGGGTCCCAGGATCGATCAGTCGCCGGTCCGGACCAGGATGCGGCCGACCCGTCGCGGGGGATGATCGTTTCTGTCCCGTTCCGTTTGATCACGAAGCCCCAGTCGCCGTTCGATGTCAGCCGCAGAAGCGTTTCGTTCTGGTCAGGTTCGAACGTCCCTGACTGTCGCCAGGCTTCGAATGGGACCCGCCCCATCCCGAAGTCCAGGTGGCCGGCTGGGGGATCGTCTGGCAGGACCAGCATCGATCCGCAGTAGACGACGCCGCCCGCCCGGTAGCGGATCATCCGGGCCGTTTCGAAACTGAACTGCTGGCCTGACAGGGCGTACCCGCCCGTCGACGACAGGTACTGCGCCCCGCCGTTGATGTCCACGTCCCGTTCGTTGTCGACCGGCCCCGGATTCAGCGCGAAGTCCGGCTGGATCGACTGCGTGATGATGCTGTTATTCAGGCCCCAGTAGCCACGAACCCCGACATCGGCGTCCTGGGATTCGCCGCGCATATAGTCAGTCATGCGCGGACAGACGGACAGGCGTCGGATAAGTGGGCGTGACGCGCTGGATCAGCCGACGACACCTGTAACGGACGGGATTTCGGCCTGCGTCTGGAAGCCCGTATAGCAGGCCAGCGCGGCCGCATCCAGCAGGTCCGGGGATCGACCCAGATAATCGTCCTTCTTCAGCGTGTCCTTCCCGTTCGCCTTCAGCGTCGTCCCGGACCGCAGTTTCCGTTCGTCCAGCGTCATCACGCGGGCCGCCATCCGCAGTTCGCGTTCCAGGTCGGTGTTCGGCGGGATCATGCCGCCGCCCTTCAGGAACTGACCCAGGTGGACATACGCTTCCGTCGCCCGGTTGTAGTATTCGTCTTCTTCGTCGGCGTTTTCGGACCCGTCGAAGCGGGCCACCCGTGGCCGTTGGGCGCGGATGCGGTCGGCCAGGGCGGACCCTTCGCCCACGGCGTCGATCACCCAGGGACCAGGCCGGTCGATCTTCCCTTCCGCGTCGATCAGGATGTCGAAGTTCCGTTCGTGATCACCGGGGCGCTGATCGACCAGGATGTCCAGGACCTTCGGTTCGCTGTACCGCCCGATCAGGATCGTCCGGTCCCCGCCGTCCCTGGCGATGTCGTTCCCCAACTGCTGGACCGGTAGTTCGCCAGGCCGGATCGGCAGGCGGCCCCGCTGGACGGCCGTCCGGTAGCGGTCGACGGCGTCGTCGATGTTCCGTTCGTAGAAGGGGCGCAGGACGCCCGATCCAGACGGCGGCAGGACACCCAGGCGCTTCCGATACCAGCGTGGGTCCAGTTCCCGGTCGTGATCGTCCAGGGCGACACGGCGGCCCTGTTCGTCCCTGCCGACGGCTGACCGCGCTTCGTCGACGCCCGGCCAGTCGAAGCCGTTCCAGGCTTCATAATCGTCGATGATCAGGTCCAGTTCGACCAGGCCGGGGATATGGCCCCGGTCGTCGCCAGCCGGCAGTTCCCCGATTTCCCGCTTCACGTTGTGGCTGTCGAAACTGCTGAATTCGATGGTATGCCAGCGGTCAGACTTCCATTTCTGGTATGCGACCGATCCCTTATCCTGGGGCGGATTAGCGATGGCGACGACGATGTCCGTGTCCCCAGACGCGGTCGACGTGGCCGAACTGAAGTGGGCTTCCGTCACGTCGTCTTTGTCGGATTCGTCGATCACGACGAACGCCCGCCGCCCGTGTCGGCCTTCCAGGTTCCGGGCGTTCCTGGGTGATCGGAAGCGCAGGAACCATTCGGGGGCGTCATCGAAGTCGATTTGGGCCGGGCTGTTCTTCCAGGTGGCCGCCGCCGCCAGCGCCGGCATACGGTCGATGGCCCGCTTATGGATGGCTTCCAGGAAGGGGGCGGACGTGTCGTTTAGGACCGGGAAGTTCCCCGACGTGACCAGTCCCACGGTGTTGTACCGGGTGGTCGTGAACCAGTAGGCCGCCATCATCACGCCCGCCGTCTTCCCGGTCCCGTTCCCGGACCAGACCAGGATGCGGTCGTGTTCCAGACAGGCCCGCAGGATTCCCTTCTGCGTGTCTGACAGCGTATATCCCAGGTCTTCCATCATTTCGACCGGACGGTTCCGGTAGTGCCTGATGATGGCCTTCAGCCCTTCCTGCGACGGTTCCCAGCCGTCGGCGTCCTGGTCAGCGTGATCAGGTGTCGACATCGTCGTCAGTAGGGTCGTCGCCCCAGCCGCGTAACAGTTCTGTCGTCAGGCCGGCCAGCAGGATGGCAGGGCCGACGTACAGGCTGTCGATGGGAATCCATAACGTCAGACCCACGCCAGCCGCCGCGCCGTACAGGATCGATGTCAGCCGTTCTGACGGGTGTCGTCTTCGAAGCCAGTCGATCATTAGAAGTCCACCGTCCTGGTCGCCCCGCATCGGTCGCAGGTGTCTGTGTACCCGTCGGAATACATCTGTCCGCTGGTCCAGTCGTGGCCTTTGATCCGGCAGACCTGGCGCTTCAGCAGGTGGCCGCCTTCAGGGTCGCGCTTCGTCCAGGTCATCCGCCGCCAGCCCCCCGCGTGTCGATGGTCGACAGGATGTCGCCGCAGTCGGCGCAGACCCAGCCCATCGCCCGGCGTTCGGGATCACCGCCGCAGGCAGGACAGGCGTCGGGGATGTCGTCGTCGATCATCACTTCATCACGTTCGAACCCATCGTCTTCTTCCGGACGAACCCCAGGTCGCCGTCCTTCGCGCAGTCCGGGCATAGGTCGGGCTGGATCGTCCCGCCGTGGTCGCTGTCCGGCAGGTCCCCGACGGTCGTCGTCCAGTCGCAGACTTCGCAGAAGACGGGTGTGTCGTCGTCGTACCCGCTGGACAGGTGGATGATCTTCAGCGGGCTGTACCGGACGCCTTCGACAACGACGCCGTCATCGTCCAGGTCGTCCAGGTCCCGCTGATGCTGGGGTGCGGTGATCACCGTCATCGGCGCTGTTCCCCCAGGGCTTCGGCCCGCTTCTTCCGAACCCGCCCCGGCAGGTCCCACCAGCAGGTATCGCAGTACGCCTTCTGGCGGGCGCTGACGGACGTGAACGGCGACGATACGATCCCGCCGCCACAGCGATGGCAGTCGGTCGTCCCCAGGGCGGACGGGTCCGGCCAGTCGTCGGTGTCGATTTGGTCGTCTATTCCCAGGTCAGGCGCATCAGTCGTTGTCGTCATGTCGATGTAAGCGTGTTCGGTTTCGCAGTTCGATGATCCCCTGGGGCTTCGTTCCAGGTGGTAACTGTTCGACGTTTCATCTGTGGGTGGTCAGTCGCCGCCAGACTGGTCGATCACGCCCCGACGGACATCGAAGCCCTGCTGATCGGCGGCGATGGCGTCGAACCAGTCGGACAGGCGTGGGGGCTGATCGTCCCCGGCGAAGACGACGCCGTCGTCCCCGACTTCCTTCCTGGGGATCGTCCCTTCGTCGTCGTCGACCGTGTACGGCAGGGCCACGTCCCAGGGAAGGTCGTCCTGCGTCGATGGGATCGAATAGTGGCCCGACGGCGTCCGGTCCAGTTGGTCGGGTCTGACCAGGTAGAACGTCCGGTCGCCTTTGTACCGGATGACGATCAGGGCGGCGGCCCAATACGCCGACGCGAAGCGGTTCAGCGCGTCGACTTCGTGATCTTCGACGTTCGATGGCGGGCCGCCGGACTTCAGTTCGCTGACGGTGACGATCCCCTGGCGGGCGGCCATCACGTCGGGCTGTTCCCAGTCGCCAGTTCCCGATCCGGGGGACCGCATGGGGATGTAGCCGTGGCCACGGAAGACGGCCATCAGGTCACGTTCCTGGTCGTCGCCGTTCATGCGGCCCCCTGCGTGTTTCCCGTTCGTGGGTTCGATGCGTCCGTGTCAGTCAGGGCGGCGCGGATGCGTCCGTACAGCCGCCCCAGTCGGTTCCAGTTCATGTGTCTGTGTCATCGGCTTCGCGGAAGTCGGCGTCCTGTACGCGGCCGTCAGCGGCCTTAGATTCGATCCGGTCCTGTTCGACCTGTTCGTCGACTTCCATCGCCACTTCCTTCGCGGCCTGGGACCAGCCCATCGCTTCGGCCTTCTTTGATTCGGGGTCGTCCAGCAGGCCGTAGGACTTCAGGATGGATCGGGCTTCCCTGGCCATCCGGTTCGCCGGCAGGTTCATCGGCTGTTCGTCTTCGACTTCGACGACTTCCCCCGTGGCTGGGTTCACGACAGGGTCGCCGTTTTCGTCGGTCAGCGGCCGTCGCTGGGTCAGCCCCTGCGTCACCTGTCGATGACGGGCTGATCGGACGGCGTACAGCATCAGACAGGCGTGAAGGATGTCGTCGGCCTTCGAACTGTCTGACGGGAAGGGGGCGTCGACCAGGTAGGATTCGAACTTCCGCATCACCCAGTCGTGTCCGCGGGGATCGTTGTCGGCCAGCCATTTCAGGGTCCCGTGGGGATCGTCCTGGACGGCGTGGACCGCGTGGCGCATATTCGGCTTCGCGTTGTCCGGCAGGCGTTCCTGAATCTTCCCGTCCCCGTCGCCCATCCGGTGATCAGGTGATCCTGATCCGTGGCCGTCTGGCGGCCCGGACCCGTCCGCCGGGTGGGCGTGACACCGTTCGTCGGGTCCAGACACCGGCATCTGACACGGCTGGTCGGTCGTGTCGGTTTCCGCCCCGCAGACGTATCCGCCGCCATCGTCGGCATCATCCGCTGACATACGTGGCTGTAATGAACTGAAATTAAATGAAGTCGGCGCTGTCGCGGTCGGGGCGTCGGAAACCAGCATCATCCCCCCGCCATGGGACCGATTAGCACGGTCGCCAGTCGGGGGGAAAGCGTCGGTGTCATGTCGATGTCGACGGTGTCAGTTCCGTCGTGGGACGGGGGAATGTGGTCGGACGACTGCGGCTGAAACGTCGAACAACCCCCGTCGGCCTTCGCCCTGGCAGGGCTGTCGGCCGGCGGGGGATGGTCGGCATGGTCGTCGTGGTCGTCCTTCCGCGCCCGATCCGTGGCCGGGCGTCGACCAGGTCGCCACGGCCTGCGTCATCACGGTCGCGTCGGCAGGCGGTGGTCGGCGTCGGGTGGGCGCGGTGGGTCGGTGTATCGGCGTCTGTTCTGGTCGGGACGCGGGTCTGTCTGGTCAGGACAGCCGCGTTCGGGTGGTCAGCGTATGAGTGTTCGACACCCCGGTTCACGTCTGGTCGTCTGGGACGGGATGGTATAAGCGACCACGACGCGGTCGTCAGCAGGCCGTGATCGGCGTCGTGATCAGTCGCCGGTCAGGTCCTTCCCGCACTTCGAACAGCGGTAGCACAGCAGGGACGCGCTGTCGCAGGTCTTACAGCGCCAGGGTCCGCCCTGGTTCTGGACTGCGGACATCGATGACGACCAGTTCGGCCAGGCGCTGGCCAGGTAGGGATGGCCGTCGCTGATGTCGGTCCCGTTCAGCGTGGGCGGCATCGATCACGCAGTTCGTGGGCGGTGTCGGCGTCGATGTCGTCCAGGAAGTACCGGGTGGTTTGGAAGCCGTCGGCGGTGACGGGTTCGGTGTCGGTCGACTGCCGCGGGACGGCTTTGTACCGCATCTGCGCGGCCGGGTCGAACACGTCTTCCCCAGGGTGTGGGCTTCCGAAACGGGGTTCCAGTACGTCGACAGCGTCCATGCCAGCCATCCAGGCGGCGTACAGTTCGCGTTCGATGCGTCGCAGGTACTGGTCGACGGCGGCGTCGATGGCGGCGTCTGCGCGGGTCTGTACGTCCACCTGGATGTCGTCGATCACGGCGTCCAGGTCGTCAGGGTCGAAGTCGTCAGGTGGGTCGATGATCATGGGTCTGGGTCACTTGAAGTCGTCCAGGTCGGCCGTGCGTGTTTCGGCTTCGGCGGTCATGGTCCAGCGGACCTTCCCGTCTTCGTTCCGGATGTCGTCGACATCCTGTACGTCGATCCCTGCGTCGTCCAGGGCTTCGACGGCGGTCTGGATGGCTTCGATGTCGATCCCGATCAGCGGCCCGTCAGGCATCCTGATCACCTTCCCAGTCCCGGCCGCAGTTGTGACAGCGGCCGCAGGTCGTCGGTTCGTTCGGCATGGGTGGGTCGGTGTCGGACGGTGTCGACTGATAATCGTAGTTGAACACGTCGATCTTCATCCAGCGGCGGTATCCGGCGCGGTGGCCCTTCCGTCGGATGCGGATTTCGACGCGCCAGCCGCGGGCTGACAGGCCGATCCCTTTCCAGAACGCGTTCCCGATGTCATCCATCCTGATCACCGTCCTGATCGTCGGTGTCGACCAGGTCGGCCCGGTCGACGCGCAGGTGGCCGCAGTCGGGACAGCGCCATTTCAGCCCGTGGCGGTCGAACTGTTTCGCGTCGGCTTCGAAGCCACATTCGCGGCAGGCCAGGCGGTTCTTACCCATCGATGGGTCTCCCGGTGGCCCTGGACAGCAGGTCTTCGTCGATGTCCCCAGGGTTCCCGTCCAGGATGGCCTTCGCGCAGTTCGCGCAGACATCGGCGGCCCGTTCTGGGGCGGTGGCCCGCCGGTTCCAGTATTCCGGGACGCGGCCGCAGACGCTGGCGTAATGCTGGTCGTTGTCGGTCCCCAGCGCCAGCATGGATTCGCGGCTGAAGTCGACGACGTGGGACTTCTTCCCGGTCGGGCTGTCGGCCCATGCGATGTCGTGATCGGGATCGTCAGCGTCGACCATCGTCACTCCTATGGCCGGCGACGCGGTCGTCGTCCAGTTCTGCGAACAGCGGGATGCGGCGCTGGTCGTATTCGTCGGCTGGGTCTTCGATGATGATTTCCTGGTCGGCCCCAGGGATGTCGGCGTCGTCGTCCAGCGGTTCGACGCGCCGTTCGATCCCGTTCGCGGCCATACAGGCGTCGGCGTGCATGATCGTCAGGTACGCCAGTTCGCCGTAGGACATGGCATGGGCGTGTCGCTTCGTCACGGTCATCAGTTCGTCCTGGAAGGTCTGTTCGTTCGCGTCGACATCGTCGGGTTTCCGGGACGATGGGAAGGGGCGGCTGTCAGACATCGTCAGCCCCCCAGTCGGTAATCCCGTCGGGACTGCTGTCCAGGTCGTCAGGGTGGTCGGGTTCGTCGCCACGGACCCAGGCTTCGAAGGGGATGGACACGTCCGCGTCGATGTCGATCCAGGCTTCACCCCGCTTCCGTCGTTCGTTCACTTCGGTCGCGTCGCTGGTTCCGTGGGTCTTCACGGTCTGGGGATCGAAGACCAGGCGTCGGTCGTCCCCGGTGAACAGCAGGACCAGGGCGTCCATGTCGCAGGCCCGGTCGATGATCTTCCGTTCCATGAAGGACGCGTCGCCGTCGTTCAGGTACTTCTTCGCGGTGACGACGAAATACTGGCCTTCGGCGCGGACGGCGAAGGCATACTGGCCGTTGTCGTCGTCGTACAGGGCGCGGATGCGGGTGTCGCGGGACTTGAACCAGTCCATCGCGTGGCGCATCAGCCCCATGTGTCCAGTTCCCCCGTGTCGATGTCTGCGATTTCGTAGGCCCCCGCGCTGAAGGCTTCGCCGTCGCCGGTCCGCAGGATGCCGTCGTCGTCCGGCGTGGCGTGGTAGATGGCGTTCAGTTCGCGGTGTCTGACGGGGATCGTCCCGTGGTCGGACAGGTCCTGTTCAGCGTCGTCGATGGTCAGTAGGTCGTGGCCAGTATCAGTCATCGTCATCACCGTCCTGAAGCGCGTGTCCCATCTGGATCAGTAGCGGCCCCAGGTCGTCGATTTCGTTCTGGATCGGGTCGGCGTCCCGGATGTCGCCCCTGATCGGCAGGTCGTCGACGCGGTTCGGGCCGTCTTCGCCGGCCGGCTGGGTGTACGTCTGTTCCAGGAAGCGCCGCGTGTCGCGCCCCAGGGCGGCCATCCGATGGATCAGACCCAGGGCGTAGGTCACGTCTTCCCGGTGTCCGGGCGGGATGTCGGCGGGGGGATCGGCCTGGTCGTCCAGCGCCATCGCCACTTCCCCCAGTTCTTCGATGGCGGCCAGAAGGACTGTCGACGGGTTCTGGTTCCCCCAGGTCGCCATGTTCGCGCTGGCCTGGTCGCGCCATCGGCGCGTGGGATCAGTCATCCTGATCACCGTCCTGGGACCAGCGTTCGCGCCAGGTACTGATCACCTTCTGGATGGCCATCTGCGTCACGTCTTCGACGACTTCGCGGGTCGACATCCGGCCGATTTCGAAGTCGCCGTACCGCTGGGTCGTTTCCCAGTACCGCGGTTCGCCGTCTTCGTTTCGGTCGGAATAGTCGACCAGACCGACGCGGATTTCGATCCCGCTGGTCGGTTCTGTCCCGTCGTGATCGTCTGGATCAGTCATCGTCATCCCCGTGGCCGATGGCGGCCCCTTTCGGGCGCATCCCGTCGTCCCAGGTCAGGTCGACATCAGCGCCGCAGTTCGGACAGTCGCCGTCGGCCACGCCGGACGGTAGGCCGATGCGGTCGACGAAGTCGCGGTCGTCTTCGTCGGTGTCGGTCGATCCGGTGTACGTTACTTCGAAACAGCCGTTTTCGCAGGTCAGTTGTGCGTTCGCAGTCATGATCAGATGTCGTTCGTTGATCGGTGGGGGACAGGGTCGCTGTCGCCGGGGTTTTCCAGCAGGGCGGTCCGGGGCTGGCCGCCGTCGGTCTGGATGGCTACCAGCAGGCTGATCAGGCCCATCTTCCCGAACTTCGCTTTGCCCATGTCCATGTCGGCGTCGACGCCGTAGGCGTCTGCGATGGCTTCCTTCACGTCTTCTTTGTCCATGTCGTGAAGGATGGTCGCTTCGTCGCGGTCGTCGTCCGTACAGTCCCGGTAAAGGCGGACCATTTCGACGTGGTTCAGCAGGTCCTGGTTCGTCCCGCGTTCGCGGTCGATCCCGGTCGCGTCGATGATCCGCGTGATCAGGTGTTCGCGGGTCAGGTGTCGGTCGATGATGATCGGCCGGACTGATTCGTCGATGTCGTCGATGGACTTCCCGTTCGGCAGTTCGCCGGATTTCGGCGGCTTCCCGTCGGCGTTGTGATAGTGACTCATTCGTCGGTGTCCAGCGTTCGCGGCGTTTCGATGGCGGCCATCGGATCGAACTGCGGGTCGTTACTGAAGCGGCCGTCAGCGCCGTCGGCGTCGGCCACGGCGTCGATCAGGTCCTGGATGGTTTCGAAGCCTTCGTCGGACAGGATCGACTGGACGATGTCGTCATCGGCGCGGACGATCATCCAGGTGATCAGGGCTTCGTGGCCCATGCGGCTGATGGCGCGGTGTTCGGTTCCGTACTGCTGTTCTGCGATGTCTTTGGCCAGGTCCCGCAGGATGGGACTGACCTTCACGTCGGCGTATTTGGTCATGGTTAGGTGTCGTCGGTCGTCCAGATGTCGATCAGTTCGCGCAGTTCACGTTCTTCGGGTTCGGCCAGGTCCTGCTGGTCGATCCAGATGGCGGTCAGGATGGCCCGCAGGTCGTCGGCCCGGACAGGTCTGGCCCGCATCCGCAGGTCGTCAGCGTCCCAGTCGATGTCGGTCGCTTCGAACAGCGCGGCCAGTAGTTCCCGCCGGTTCAGCAGGCTGGCGTCGGTGAAGCGGTCCCGGTCGGCCCGGCGGACCTTCTGGGGATCGAAGTTGGTCATCGGTCCCCCAGGTCGGCGGCGTCGACGCCGTCCGGCCAGTCTTCGAAGTCGGGGCTGGACAGGCGGGCGTCGACGGCCCGCTGGATGTCAGCCTGGACATCACGGTGAAGCGTCATCGCCATCTGGCGGACGCGGACCCGTCCGGCCGGGTTCGAAGCGTCGATGGGCGGGCTGATCGATGCGCGGACCTGCTGGAAGGGTTCGTAGTTCTCATAATCGCCGGTGCTGGCCTTTTCGCTGGCGCTGACGGTCAGTCCGGTGACGATCAGGCGTGATTCGTCTGGGTCGTCTGCGACTTCCACGTCGACGGCGTCGCTGTCGACGATGGTCGCTGGGTCTTCGTCTTCGGACATGGTTCGATTTTGCGCCGGCTGACGTGGGCGCTGACGGGATGCGATGTCGGACGCATCCAGACCGACCGCCCCGCCATGCCGGCCGTGTCGTGGCCAGCAGGGCGGTCTGACGGAAGGGCCTGGCGGGGCCTATGGTCGGATCACCGCGCCGCCGATCAGCAGGACGATCCCCAGCAGGAACATCCACGGATCGGACGGACGCAGGAAACTGTTCATCAGGGCGAACCAGCCGATCCCGATCAGGGTCAGGCCAGCCGCGTTCAGCATCGGTCGGGCCATCGCAGTCAGTCGTCGTTACTGATCCGCGGGGCCAGCATATACTGGCCGTCGAAGCCCCAGTCGTCGTGTTCGAACGCCATGATCGTCGGGAATTCGTCCCCGAACTTCAGGGTCACGCGGTCCATCTTCGTCGCGTCGATGGCCTTCGTGAAGTCCCGAAGGAAGTTCGCGCTGAACATCGATCCGTGGGCGTGTTCGACGGCCCCGTCGTCGGTGGTCGTCGACCAGGCGGCGTTCGGGAATTCGACCGTGTCGACTGATTCCGCGCCTGCGTTCCCGGCCATCGTCGGGTTCCGCGTCGGCTGTGATCCGATGACCAGCGTCCGGTCGATGGCGGTGAACCAGACGTGGTCGTGGGACCGATCCAGGTCGCGGATGCCGTCGGTCAGGGGTTCGATCCCTGGGGCGGCCCGATACGTCAGGTTCAGGTCCGGGATGTCCGGCTTCTGGCGCATCGAATCAGGGTCGATGGCGTAGAATTCGCTGACGCGCTTCGTGTTCTGATCCGGCCGCAGGATGGCGATGCGGACGCGCTTCCCGCGGTCCAGGATGTCGATCCGGACTGGGTCGCCGTTGTCCGATCCGCGGCCTTTCCGGGCGAAGGCCAGGGCGTTCTTCAGGTTCCCGCCGGTCGTCAGCGGCATCCCGACTTCCAGGTCGTCGGTTCGCTTCCGGTACTGATCGAAGCCGCCGTCGTAGGCGTCCAGGTCGATCATGCCGACGTTCGCCGGGTCGACCGCCTGGACGACGATCCCGTCATCGGTGAACTGCCAGCGGGCTTCGTCGACCAGCGGCGTCTGAAGCCGGACGAATTCGCGGATCGGTTCGCCGTGGGTCAGGATCGACACGTCGGCGTCGTCTGGGGCGTCGAACCGCAGTTTTTCATCGGTGTCTTCGACCGGCGTGTCGTCCCCGGACCCGTCCGTGTCGGCGTCAGTCATCCTGATCACCCTGGTCCAGCAGGGCGCGGGCGTTCGCCAGCGTGATCCCGGCCAGTTCCAGCGCGTCGGCCATGTGTTCTTCCGATGGTCGTGCGCCGACATCGACATCGTCAGCGGCGGCGCAGATGCGTTTCAGTTCGTTGTAACTGAATGCATCCTGAAGCGCGTTCGACAACTGCTGAACGTCGCCTGAACCGCCTTCTGCCGGGACGACGGTGTCCCCGCCGTCGGCGTCGTCGTCAGGGTATTCGTCGAACTGGTCCAGTTGGGCGTCTGGTCCCTGATCGTCGGCGTCGGGTGCGGGTTCGATGTCGACGATGTCCAGGCGGTCAGCGGCGGCGTATTCCTGGACGTACTGCGGGACTGCGCCGTCCGCGGGTTCGGTATAGACGACTTCCTGAAGGTAGGCGTACCCGATGACGGCCCATCCGCGGTCGGTGTCGGGATGGACGATCCAGCATCGGGTGACGCCCGGTTCGACCACGGGCGGTTCCTGGCGCTGGGACAGCGGGATGGCTTTGCTGATCCCGCGTTCGATGGCTTCGTCGATGAAGTCCTGCGGGTCAGGGTAATGCGTCTTCCCGGCCCGCATCAGCAGGTCGGACTGGCGGGGCGCCCCGACTTCCCCGAAGTGATCCCCGTCGGTGTCCATCGACCGGATGCGGTCGACGTGACGCTGGGTCTGGATGTCCGGGACGGCGTCTTCGTCGTCGTACACCCCGGCTTTGACCAGGTTTTCCACGGCTTCGGCGTCGGTGGATTCGCCTGGGTAGTGCGGGATGAAGTCAGCGATGTCTTCGAAGGCTAACTGCGCGGTCAGCCCGTCGAACCGCTGGAAGCCCCGCGTGAAGCCGCCGTCCAGCCCGTGTTCGCGGAACTTCACGAAGGGTTCGGCGGTCGTGAAGGACGGCAGGACGCCATCGGGTGATCCGATCACGCCGCGGATGTACGCTTTGTCTCTTTTCAGGTGGCCACAGCCACGTTCGTCGTTCGAAAGGGTTCGTTCAGCCATCGTTCTGGTCGTCTTCGTCGTGTCGACGGCGCTGTCTTCGGCGGATGATGAACATCTGCTGAAGACGCCGTCGTCGGTGTTCGTTCGTCATTTCGATCACGCGCCGGCTGTCGCGGGCGCTGACGGGATGCGATGTCGGACGCATCCAGACCGACCGCCCCGCCATGCTGGCGCTGTCTGCGGCCAGCAGGGCGGTTAGACGGAAGGGGGGTGATCACCGTCAGCGTTCGATGATCACGTCGTCGCAGTCATAGCAGTCTTCGATCAGGTCGACCAGTTGGTCGTGGAAGCCGTCGTCCCCGATGTCGGTGATCGTCACGGCCGTATGCCGGCCGTCGTCACCCATCAGCCGCAGGGCGGTCTGGTCGGTTATCGCCCACCGTCCGGGACGAAGGCGACGGCGTCGCCCTTCCTGTCGACGATTTCGTGAGTCCGTTCGACGTTGTGTTTGAAGAAGGCGAAGCGGTCTTCCAGTTCGCGCTTCCCGCGCCGGTTCAGCGCGTATTTGTTTGTCCGTTCGTCGTGGGTCCCCTTCGTGATCAGGCCCTGTTCGGCCAGGCTGTCCAGGTTCGGGTACAGCCGCCCGTGATTGATGTCATGGCCGTAGTGGTCTTCCAGCCGCTCTTTGATGGCCAGGCCGTGGGTGTCTGGGTGGCCAGCGATGTCGATCAGCAGGTCCAACTGGAAGCGTGTCAGGTTAGTCATCGGTGTCCCCCTGGATCGTCGCCTGGATGCGGTCGACGATGTCGAACAGGTCTTCGACGCGTGTCGTCAGGGCTTCGATCCGTTCGCGGGTGTCGCAGTTCGGACAGCCGCCGACGATGGCGCTGTCGCGGACGGTTCCGCAGTCGTCGCAGGCGACAGGGGCGCGGGGTTCGGTATCAGTCATCCCGATCACCGTCCGGGTCCATCGCCCGCATCCGGTCGCCCCAGTCGTCTTCGTACTTCGCCAGCAGTTCTTCGAATTCGTCGATGGCTTCCTGCGCGTTCCGGCCCTTCCCCTTCAGTTTGATTTTGTCTTCGTCGCGGGTCCCAGTCCCGCGTTTCAGGGTCGCTTCCGCGGATGCGCCCGTGTCGAAGCGTTCGACGGTGTCGGTCGGTTCAGTCTGTTCGTCGGTCGTGTCGTCGGATTTCGTGTCTGTCATGGTTTCGGGTGTCGCGTTCGCGTCGCAGTTCGTACAGGTCCCCCAGCGCGTCGGTCATCGACTGGCCTTCGAACATCGGGTGGAAGGTGACGATGACGATGTCGCGCCAGAAGTCGGTTCGGTCGTCGTACCGTGATCGGGCCATCAGTCCGGCGTGTCGGCCGGGATCACTTCGACGATCACAGCGTCACAGCGGCCGCGGGCCGGACAGGTCAGCGGGCCTTCTGCCGGTTCCGGGCGCGGCGTATGCGGTCCAGGGAAGTCGTCCGGATCAGGGTCCGGGCGTTCCAGGGACACGACGTTTCCGCAGTCGTACCGGACCAGGAAGTCGGCCAGGCTGTTCCGGCCATCCTGGACCATCCTGGCGCGTTCGAAGACGCCAGCAGGCCGGCGGTGTTCGTCGCATAGGATCGTCCGGTCGAACGGGTCGTCTGGATGCTGTCCGTTCGGACAGCCGTGGAAGCGTTCGTACTGGACGACTTCCAGGCGGTCAGGGTCGTCGCAGTCGCAGACTTCACAGCCTTCGCTGGCCAGGTGTCGTCGATGATCTTCGCGGGCTTCAGCGGCCGATGGGGCGGCATCACGGCGCTGTTCGTTTCTGATCGACTGCGCGACTGGGTCGTCGATGTCGCCAGGTGATGTCGGTCCGATCATCGCTGTTCGACTTCGTGGACGAAGCCGATCACGTCTTCATCTGGGACCTGCCGGCCGGGTTCGACGTTGTCGGTGACGTGAAGCGGGAAGAATGACGGGAAGGGATCGGAATCCGGGATGCCTGACAGGCCGTCTGTGATCCCTGCGGACAGGGATGCGCCGTCGTCCCGTTCGAACGTCACGGTCGTCTGATGGACGATGTTCGGCCCTGATTCGTCGTGATGTTCAGACTTCCCTTCGAACGTGGCGTCGACGGTCGATCCGTCGGCCATCGTCAGGGTGACTTCGTCGCCATCGTCCAGGCTGAACAGGTCGCGGACGTGTTCGTCGTCATCGATGCTGTCGTCGGTCGTGTCGTCGGTGTCGTCAGTCATGGTTCAGGGTCGTGGTCGTCAGGTCCAGTCGGATGAAGGGTTCCCAGCCGTCGCCGTCCGGTTTTTCCATCAGCATCCGGTCGTCATCGTCGTCGACGGCCCGGATGCGGTAGCGTGATCCGCCAGTTGATTCGACGATCACGAACGGGCCGTCCGCGGTGATCGTCTTCTGGACCACCTGGACGGGCGACTTCAGGTACTTCGACAGGCTGACGCGCTGGCCGTCGGACAGGTCCGCGGGCGTCAGCGTCATCAAAACCCCCGGCCCTGGCGCATCTGTCGGGCCGATTCGGCCTGGTTACAGTTGTGGCAGGCGATGCGGTCGCCCGTGGATTCCCCGACGAACCAGCCGGGCGTCGCCGTCGCGTGGTCGGGCGGGTCTTCCAGCAGGTGATCCGTACAGACTGGACAGACCCACTTCGAAGCGCCGCAGTCCGGACAGTCGAACCGGATGGCGCTGGATTCGAAGCGGTCCCGAACGTCGTTCCCGTGTCGATCTTCGCCACGGGGCGACTGGACGAACGTCGCGTGGTCTTCGAAGGTCAGTTCAGCGTCGCAGACATCGCCGTCACCCAAGTCAGCGTGGCAGGTGACGGACTTCGTTTCGTGGGCTGACATGGCTTCACTTGTACGCCGGCTGTCGCGGGCGCTGACGGGATGCGATGTCGGACGCATCCAAACCGACCGCCCCGCCATGCTGGCGCTGTCTGCGGCCAGCAGGGCGGTTAGACGGTGGGCTGGCCGATGGTCAGTCGACCAGGTCCCAGTCGGCGTCGATGGACGGCGGTTCCGGGCCGCCCGTGATCAGCGTCGCCGTGTCGCCGCAGTCCGGACAGCGGCATCGGGATCGGCGGTTCCCGTACCGATCCGGATCGGGCGGGTGGTCAGGATCGTCCAGCAGTTCGACGCCGCGCCAGCCGCAGGCGCATCGGATGTTCGTATTGATCGGCGCGTCTGGACGCAGGTCGTGGACGTGTCGGTCCAGGGTGTCCGTGGTCGCGTAGGTGGCCGTTCGCCACGCGTCGAAGTCTTCGGACAGGTGGCCGTCGTGGTCGACGCCGGTCACGGCCCCGATGGGGACGGTACTTCGAACGTCGCCGGACAGGTCGAAGGATGCGGTCGTCATCCGTTGATGGCCTTCCGTCGCGCCAGGTCCATTTCGCCGCGCAGTTCCGGCAGGTCGAACGGCGCGTCTTCGATCATCCCCGCCCGATCCTGGTCGCCGTCGTACAGGATGATGTCGTCACCCTGCTGGTCGGCGTGTTCGAACCAGACGCGGACGCCCCGGACGGTGATCCGGTAGGCCCGGCCATCGTCATCGTACACGACGCTGTCCAGCATCGGGTCGGACGCCCGGCCGAACGTCGGGAAGTCGCGGTCGAAGGTGGCTTCGAAGCCGTCGGTGTCGCCCGCGTTCATCAGCCGGCGGGCGATTTCGTTCGCCGGTTCGCCCGTCAGCCGGTCGCCGTTACAGAAGTCGATCACCCAGCCGTCGAAGCGCGTCTGGGGCGTCTGATCCGGGACGTGGCTGAAGACCGCCCACGTCGCGCCGTAGCGGTCGGTCGTTTCGAAGCGTTCGATGTCGCCCTTCCAGTCGGTGATGTCGGTGTCGTCAGTCATGGGTCTGGGTGTCGTCGGTGGTCTGCTGTCGCTGGTTCAGGACGCGGCGGGCGTCGAAGCCGATCCCTGCGGACCCGTCCTGGTCAGTTCGTCCGGTCGTGATGCCATTCAGTTCGCTGGTCATTCGTCGAAGGGTGATTCGCTGATGTCGTGGCGTTCGGTGGTCACGTCTGGATGGTCCATGTTCGCCATCGCCCGGTCGCGGTCGATGTCGAACGTGTCGCCGTTGATCGACGCCACGACCTGATCCTGGTCGTCGTCCCAGGCGTACCAGACCGTCGCGCCGGTCGTCTGTGGCTGTGTCTTCACGGCCGTCTGCGGACGCTTCCGAAGGAAGGTTCGCAGGTTACTGATTCGGGTCGTCATATCGATCACGCGCCGGCTGTCGCGGGCGCTGACGCATCCCGATGTCGGACGGGATGATGCCGACCGCCCCGCCAGGCTGGCCCACAGCGGGCCGTCCAGGCGGTTAGACGGCGGGGGACTGCTGGATCAGATGTCCAGCAGTTCCTGAACGTCGATGTCGCCGTTCCTGATCCGATCCTTCAGTTCGCCCTTCATCTTCCGCTTCGCCGTCCGGCCACCTTCGGCGTTCGGTTCGTTACCCGACACAGCGCCGCTGTGAAGGCGGGACGACGGGTAGGGGTCGGGGACCCAGTCGCCGTCGACGCCGCCGTTCAGGACCATGTCGCGGTCCAGGCTGACGGATGCGCCAGTCATGAAGTCCAGCGGTTCGCACTTCTGGACGCCGTCGATGTCTTCGTATATGTCGCAGGCGGCTTCCAGCAGGGCATCTTCCAGGTCGTCCGTGATGTCGCTGACCACGCGGTTCGTCGCGTGTCCAGGGACGTTCGCGGCCGACTGCTGGGTGTCTTTGTACCGCCGTTCGTCGGCGTCGATGTCGTCTTTGATTTCTTCGACGACCAGTTCGCGCAGGGCTTCGGCCTTCCCTTCCAGGGACGCGCCGACGGCTTCGATTTCCAGCCCGTACTTCCCGTCGATGGCGTGATCACGGAACCAGTCGTCGTCCGATCCGTTCGACGCAGGCGTGAACTTCTGCGCCTGAAGGATATCGTCGTCGACCTGCCGGGGCCAGATGCCGATCCGGCGGGACGCGTCGCGGTCGACTGACAGCCCCATCTGGTTCGCCCGTGCGACGAAGTCTTCGACGATCCCGAAGCCGGTCGGGTCGAAGTCACCCAGAACCCAGAACGTGTACGTCTGGGACGTGTCCAACTGCTGGACCAGGTCTTCAATCAGGGCCGTGGCCTGCCATCCGGACCCTTCGACCAGGGTGATGTCGTACACTTCAGCCAGCGGCTTCAGTTTCCGGTACGCCGCCGACTTTTCCACGAACAGGATTTTGTCGTTTTCGATGCTGTCCGTGGCGATGCGCCGGTCGCGGCTGTCGTCCAGGATGTTCAGGTCGCGGTACGTCATCGACCCTTCCTTCACTTTTTCAGACACGACGCCGGACAGGCGCTTCGTCATGTTCCGGTTCCAGTCGGACGATCCTGCGCCGTCGCCCCAGTCAGGGAAGGCGGCTTCCAGGATCGACTTCACCGGATTGTACCAGAAGTCGCGCAGGGACCCAGCGTCTTCGCGGCCCTGCCAGGACAGTTCGGCGCTGGCCAGTTCGACCAGGTGTTCGATGACGCGCTTCTTCGACAGGCTACCCTGGTAGTGGTAGCGGTCGACGCCGTGGAAGTCGTCGGTGGTCATGCTTTGCATTTCGGCCAGCGTCGCCGGGGGTTCGCGTTCGTATTCAGTCATGGCTTCGAAGGTCCACGCCGTTGTCGTGGGCGTGGCTGACGGACGCTGATGTCGGACAGCGTCGGGCCGACCGCCCCGCCAGGCTAAGTCCGGGACCGGACCCGTCCAGGCGGTTAGACGGCGACGGGTTACGCCCGTCAGTCGTCGTCAGCAGGATCGACGTGGGCCGGGACCGGCCGGTCGGACCCGTCGTCCGTGGCCGGCGTTCGCGTCGGGACGTGGGCCGGGATTCCCAGCGTCGCCACGCTGGTCCCGTCGTCGACCCGGTCGGCCGTCCGACCAGGTTCCCGATCAGGAACGAAGCCCATCAGTCGTCGCCCCTGTCGACCCAGCGGACGATGCTGTGGGCGTCGCCGTTCAGCGGGACCTGTTCGCGGGTGTCATCCCCGTATTCCAGGTCGGCGCGAAGGACGCCGTCGTCGTCGGCCGTGGCTTCGAACAACTGTCCAGGGTCGGTGATCGTCCCGCGGCTGTCGTCGTCGTGGACAGCCTGGATGATGGCCTTCGATCCGGCCGGCCCCGTCAGCAGGCCGCGCTGGACCTTACAGGACCCACACAGACCGTGGTCGTTCGACTGGGGCGCGTCGCCACAGACATCGCAGTACGCGCTGATGCCGATCACGCGGACGTATCCAGAACCGGGCCGGTGGCCGCCGCCGCCGACGCGGCTGACGATGAAGTCATCGCTGTGCCAGCGGCCGTCGACCAGTTCGGTGTCGTCCCAGTCAGACCAGGGCGTGGCGACGCCGCCGTCATCGTTCTTCGACAGGATGACGTGGACCTTCCGTCCGGACTTCTGGAAGGCGCTTTCGACATCCGGATGCTGTTCGACGCGGTTCAGGAACTGTTCGATCAGGTCGTCGTGGACTGCGGCAGAAACGATCATGGGTGTACCTGCGCCTGCGATGTCGGCCAGGCGCGGGCCGACCGCCCCGCCAGGCTGATCAGGTGATCATCCGGGCGGTTAGACGGAATACGTCTTAGTTCAGGCAGGATCGACCAGTCATCAGTTCCGGACAGCGGGACCCGTCCGGCCAAGTGCGACACGTCGCTGGGTCGCCCGATCCCTTACCACCCCGGCCGTCATCAGTAGGTCTTACCAGAAACTGCGGCCGGCAGACTAACCTGCGGTGATCGGACAGTCAGCGTCCGTGTCGCGTACACCCAGATGCGAACCCCTGCCGTCGGTCCGCGCATCTGTGGGCCAGTAGGCTGTGACACCGTGAAGCCCGAACCCCGTCCAGAAGAAGTTCCCCTGCTGTCGCCGTCATCCACGTCGGGCCGCTGGGGGCGGCCGTGTCGCGTCGGCGGTCATCCAGGTCGCTGGGTCGATCCCCTGGACGGTTTCGGTGCGTCCCACGTCCGACCGTTCTGCTGGGTCGAAGCGCGGGCGGCAGACAGGTCGACCGCGTGTCGCGGCCAGGATGTCCGGGGGCGTCCGGAAAGAGCGTGTCACCCAGATTCGCGGACTTCGTTCGCCGCGACGCCCCGCCAGGTGACACCGCCCGGATATTGTGGCCCTCCGGGCCTGGGGGGGCTGACAACTTTCGTCTGTGTTTCGCTGTAAGCGAAACATACGTCCCCAGGGACATAAAGGCTTCGAAGGTATAATCGCATGACGGGGCGGGGGTAGGGTGATCGGCGTGGTCCGCAGGTGGCCGTATTGTCGGGCCCCTTTATATGCTAAGTGCGTCTGAAGCGCGGGCGAAAACGCTGTACGGGGGCGGGGTATGGCCGTCGAAGCGCGAAGTCGTTTATATGTGTATGACGTGTTTGGCCTTTCTCACGCGGGCGGCGCGGGGGCGTCCGATGGTAATTTACGCCAGCATCGCCTGGGTTCGACTGCGGTCTTCCGCCGCCGGACGACCCATCGTTCGTCCGCGACATCGCATCAGTCGGCTTCCGCCGACCGCCCCGCCAGGCGAACCCGATCTTCTGATCGGGTTGGTTTTTCACATACCAGAAACATGATACACGCATCCTTCCGCGCCAGCGTGGCCTGAATTATTATCCTATCGCATAATCGCTAACGCGGCTGTTCTCAAGCACTTCAGCCGTGAGAAATGCCGTTTCCGAACTATGGGTCCGGTAAAGGGTTTGGGACCTTCGAAGATGCGCCGGCTGTGCGACGCCATCAGCGGCCTTAGAATCCGGATCAATTCTGGACCTTCGAAGGTCGAAGTGTATCGACGATCAGATAGTTTCAGACGCCCTGTTTCGTCTGTGCGATTTGGTAGCCGGTGTCGACCACCTTTTCGACGATGTCCTGTTCAGCCCCGAAGACCAGTCGCGTTCGGGCGTCCTGGTATTCTTCGGTTAGTTCGACCCGGTCCAGGTCGGTGGCCCGCAGTTCTTCGTCGTCGAACCAGTCCAGCCCTTCGTACCGATACCCCGGCAGGATCGACTGGGGCGGCGTCGTCTGGGTCCCTTCGACTTCGCGCTGGACACGGTCCAGCAGTTCGCCACGCGCCTGGCCGATGGCCGCGTCGACCGAACTGATGTCTGGTCGCGTGGCTTCGAACAGCCGGACGCCGTACTTCGCCACTTCGCTGTCTTCCTGGATCACGGCCGTCGGACGTGTCCCGTCGTCCTGAAGCGCCCCGCGGATGCGGACCCGGTTCGCGTACCGATCCGCAGATTCCGACGGGTTCCGATCCAGAACCGTCCAGTCCGCGGTCTTCGTCTGGGACCCGCGTTCGAACGCTTCGCCGGCTTTGATCAGGTTCCCGGCCCCGTCCGTCGCGGCGTGGTCGATCACGAAGCGATAGCCTGCGCGTTCACACAACTGCTGTGCGACCGACAGCGCGTCGCCCTGGACATCCTGGTCGTCCAGGACGTTCTGGCCGTTCCCGTCGAAGCGGACGGTGACAGCGTCCAGTCTGCCGGGCGCGTCGCCCTGGGATGGCGTTGTCGTGGCGTCGTCGGTGTCCCAGGTCCAGGTGGCCCGGAAATACACCTGGACGGATGGCGTACTGAACGGTTTGTCGATGGTCGACGTGTTCGCGGTCGTCTGCCAGTTCGACGACGTGGTCGCCACCGACAGCGCCTGACTTCTGGCGGTCGTGTTCCAGGTCGTGTTCGCGCTGACGGACGTGACGTTATAGTCCACGTTGACCAGGTCGAACGCCTGCTGGACGCCGTCTGGGTAGGTTGTGGGCGACGCCAGCGCGTCGTTCGAATCTGTGGTGTTGTCGGGGGATGTCGACGCGTACCGGCTGTCGATGAACAGCGCCACGTCGATGTACGTGATCCCGGTCTGGATGATGTTTTCGTTGCTGTCTTCATACGAATCGTCGTCGACGACCCAGCGTATTTCATGGGTCCCTGGTTCGAAATCGCCCTGGTCAGGCGTCGTTACGAACCATTCATATGTGTCGTCCCCGGTCGTGTACGGCGCGGTCCCGCCCCCGAAGGAATTGATGTCGGTCCCGTCGACGGATACGGTGAACGCCGGGCCTTCGAAGTTCCCGTCACCGTCGACATCGTCGTCATTCCTGAACCTAAACCCGTAATACAGGTCTTCTTCTGGGATCGTATGTTCGACTTCGAATTCCAGCGCGAATTCGTCACCTACACCGAACAGACCCACGGCTTCGCCGCCGGATGCGTTCGGATCGGCGTCCACGCCGTTCGTCCCCAGGGTAATGTCCAGGTTTTCGGCTTCGTCCCACAGCGCCGTCGGCGTGGTTTCGACGCCCCCGTTCCGGATCGTCAGCGGGACGGTGTCCGGGATCGTCAGCCGGTCGCTGAATTCCGCATCGGTGTCGGCCGACCAGGCTTCTTCGTCGGTGACGGTCGTGCTGATCGGCGGATCGAACACCGTGATGTCGAAGTCGGTGTCCTGGTCGAAGATGGTCTGAAGCGCGTTGTGGGTGAACGTGTTCGTGAACTTCCGGTCGACGGACTGATTCGACAGGTCGTTTTCGATCCCCTTACAGGACAGACGGGTCCGGCCGTCCCGATCCGACCAGTCGAAGCCGTGGATTTCGCCCCGGAACAGAAGCCGTTCGTTGTCGTACAGGCGGACATCTTCGAAGAAGAAGTCGCGCAGGCTGGCGTCGAACGGGACGGTGAAGTCCATGTCGCTGACGCCCGTATGAACCCAGACCGGATTCGTGTCGAACAGGCCGTCCTGGTAGAACGTCCGCGACGGGTTTCCGGCCGGGCCGATTTCGACACGAAGAACCATTCACCAAATCACCACGTCGGTATCCTTCACGCAGTCAGGACATACTATTCCTGTTTTCTGGACTTCCTTCTGCGCGGTTTCTTCGACAGTTTTGACGATTTCAGCGTCTTCTTCGGGCGTGATCGGCCGGTTCGTTTCGACACGTTCGAAGTCGTCATCAGACAGGTCTGTGTGGTCGAAGATGACCTGTTCCGTCCCGTCGTCTGATTCCGTGGTCTTCTTCAGGTATTGGTCGTTTTTCGCCGCCATCGCCCGGTTCGCCTGCGTGATGTTCATCGACCAGTTGTCGACCAGGCGGTCGCGGATCGTTCGCGTCAGTTCTGTGTGTTTCAGGGCGAACATCACCGTATTCGGCCTGGATTCGACCATGTCCGCGCCCTGGACGTAATTCGCGTTGTTTTCTATTGGTTCGTCGTAGTTGTCGAAGCCGCATCTGGTACATTTCTGTTCCATATTTACACCTTCATCATGTACGCCAGCGCATGGTACGGCGGGCGGTTTTCGACGGAACCGTTTCCGCCGATGGAATCTGTGCTAACGCTGTGTGAGTGGTTTCCGCGGGTGTCTGTCGGGTTCCCGCGGGTATAGTCGCTTGTCCCGCCGCCGAACGTACTGATGCTTATCCCGTCGTCCGTCCCGGAATTGTGATACGGCAGGTCGTGTTGGTGGTCGCCCGTTGTGTTCGTCGATCCTGGATGGTCGTGGCTGGGTAGTTGGCTGGTAGACAGGGCGTTCAGGTTTTGGCCGCCAGTCGCGCCAGGGGTATAATCTACGCCGGCCCCGGCGATGAATTTGTCCTGAAGGTCCGGAGTTCCGTTGTTTCCATCGCACAGAACCCATCCGCCAGGGATGTCACCGATGGCCCCCGACCACATGGTGATCGTCCCGGTCGGTATGCCAGCGATGGCTTCCATGATGATCCCGCCACTACCGTCTGACCTGGCCACGGTGTCGGCCGCGCCAGATGTCGGCAGGTCTTCCAACGTCAGCGCGTCGGCCCCGCCCTGCGTATGGACCGCCGCATGGTTCTTTGGATTCTGTGGGTCTGAAAGGTCGCCAGACAGGCCAGACACGTCGATTTCGTTTTCACCCCCGCTTTCGATGGTCGACGCCAGCGTGGTGTTCATCGGGATTTTTGCCTGGACG